ATCGCTGGCCAGGATTTCAGTGCCGTCTTTTGGGGCGGTGTCGATTGGCTGCCAACCTGCCATCGGGGCGGCCTGGCGCTGCTCGAGCAGGTCAGCGGCGCGGCGCAGATCTCCACTGGTCAATGTCGAGCAGGTGCAGTTGATGGCATCGTTCCGTAATGCAGCCACCAACTCCGCTACCTCCCCAGCAGACTCCGGGGCGGATTGGCGCTGCGTCACGCATGAACACGCTCCAGGCGTCGGGCAACCACGGGGCTCAATGGCTATCGGCTGACCGGGTGGATTCTCGGCCAGCCATGCAGCGGCGCGATCAGCGAGTGCCCTGACCTGGCCCACGGTCTGTTCGCTGATGCAGTCCCCCAGCGCGACGACCTGCTCCATCAGCGGACGGGCGGCGAGACCAACTGCTTGGCGCTCAAGCAAGTCGGTGGCGCTAACCTCAGCAGCGACAGAGGCCGGTTCCCTGCCATCGGGCACAGCCGGTTCATCTGCTCGACACGCATCCATCCCTGCCTTAGCAGCGGCCTCGATAGCGGGCTGATGCGCAGCCCAAGCATCTTTCAGCGAACTCCTAGTTTCCGTCAAATTAGGAGTTCCCCAGCGAGCAAGCGCTGCGCGGGCGAGGTCTACGGAATGGCGGTTGAGGATGATGCGAAAGACGGAAGCAGCTTTGATGTTGTCTGGATCAAACCCTGCCAAGGCACGCGCTGCGGCGGCCAGATCATCACGCATCTGCTGCGGCATCAGCTCCATGATCTCCTCATCCGTCGGCCCCTCCGGCTCGGGCTCGGGCTCGGCCAGGGCGGCGCGGGCGCGTTCTGCCATGGACAAACTTTTTCCGTACTCTTCGATACCTATGTCCGTGTTGGAATAATTATTGTAAAGGTCAAGCCATTCCAATAACTCAACGCACAGTGCTCTCCAGTCGGTGATCATTCGCCTAGCTCCTTGATAAGTTTCTTCAGTGCCTTGAACTCACCCCAGCTCAAGCGAATGGTTTGCTCAGTGCGGGTGCTTAGGTGTGCATCAAAGCCTTCGCCGTTGTGCCATAGGCTCACCTCAATGAAGTGATCAGGCTTGGCGAAGTGGTCAAACTGATCTAACGATGCAAAGGCGGTGTCCAGTTTGTAGGTGGTGATGTTAGTCATTGCGCACCCTCCAGTTCGGTAGCAATAGCAAGGAGTTCGGCGCGGATGCGTTGGCATTCCATCGCCATTGGCAGGTAGTTTCGTGGCTCATCCAAATCGCTAGGCACCACCTGATCCGCAGCAGCACGCAGGGCGGCGGCGACGGAGTGGAACTGAGGGCCAGGTACGCCGTCTTCCACCCAATCAAACTTGCTGTTGAAAGCTTCCCAGACGGCGCGAGCGGCAGGGGAGAGGTCAGTCATGGCATGAACTCATCCCGGATGGTCCGGGGCGCTGGGAATTGAAACTTGGGGATGATGGCCGGCTTGGGCGTGCTGGAGTTGTTGCCGGAGCTGCTGCGTTGAACGCGGCCTGGATCGAACCGCAGCGGTGGCGGCCCTGATGGCCGGTTGGTGTTCTCGTGGTTGAAGCTGCGGCGCCAGTCGGGGTCGCGGTCGCGGCGTGGGCTCATAGCCATCACTCCAGCCCAGAGACCAATGCCAAAGCCAGAGAGCCAGAAAATCACGTGGTCAGTCATTGGTTGTAGGAAGCGAAGGGCCTAGCCGTTCCAAAGCGCACAACATGCACCAAGTGCCTTCATAGCCAGGGATGTTGCTGCTAATCGTGTGAGGGTGTGTGCCGTGCTCGGGGCAGATGACATCTGGAGGTGTATAAACGACTTGGGATTGAGGCGGTGGGGTGATCGGGAAAAAGTCAGTCATTGCCTTCGGGGAGTTCGTCTTGAGGGAAGCAGAAGAATTTTTCTACTCGAAACGCTTCGTAATCGAAGCACTCGGCCACATGGAACGAGGATAGATCATACTTGGCAGCCAAGTCCGCGAGTTCCAGATTCGTAGTATCTCTCATCTTGTCGATGATGAACTTTCGCACTGCTAGTTTTATCAGTTTGGTGTCAGTCATTGGGAAGTGCCTCTAGGGCGCGGCGGATGATGTCTGCTTGGTCCGTACTAATCCCCTCGGGTGGGCTGTCATCGGCCATGTAGACGGCTTCATTTAGTGCAGCCAATGCCTGCTCCTTCAAGCTCGGCGGTTTCGGGCGGCGTGCGGCGCGGAGACGTTTGATCATGCACGGGGCTGTCGCCTCAATGGAGAATCCATACGGACCTGTATCCAACCACTCACAGCACGCATCCAGCTCCTGATTAGCTCCCCAGTGGGCGGCTTGGGTGGCAATGTGCAGATCACTGGCGGCCACTCGCACGGGTGTGCCTTCGTGCCAGATCTCGGCCATCCACTGCTTTACCAGCTCCGGCGGTGGGGTGATTGGGTGGTCAGTCATTGTTCTCCCCAATGGTTAATTCCACGGTCATGCCATCCATAATCTGTTGCAATCTCTGAAACACTTCGTCCCGTGCTTTCTCTGTAGCAGAACCGGTCCAATGCTTGCCGAAGGCCAACGAATGTCGCAGGGTGTCGATGATAACGTAAAGTTCAAGTGCTGTGAGTTTATTCATTTTCGATCTAGATAAACAAGAAACAAAAGCAGCCACAAAGACGGGCCAAGTTGCAAAGCAAGCGTGTGAACAACATCTTGCAGTTCAGTCATCGAGCTGCTCCGCTTCAATACCGTGTTTTAGAATCCATTCAGTCACTTGAATCATTTCTTCACTGGTAACATATCGTTCCAGTTCAAGACGAACAATGCAATCAGGCTCGACAATTAGGCGAATACCCGTAATTCCTTCGTGTGAAATGCTTAGGGCATCAAGCAGCCCTAGGATTTCTTGGCTGTGGCCGGTCAGGTACTTCATTTGGATAGGGATTCAAGTGCTTAATAGTTGATGTTGATTGTGGCAATGCCATCCAGTGGCACGCCCAAGCGATAGGCGGCGCCTGCACTTAAGTCCAGCGACTCGCAATCACAGCGGTCAGTCACTGGCACCGTCAGCGTGCGACCGCGATGGCGCACCGTTACACGCGTTCCACAGGCAAGCCATGGATGTGCAGCGCTGATGCCCCAGTGCTGATAGGTCTGGCCGCAGGCGGTTTGCCGTCCGTGGTACCAGCCGTCATAAACGGTGGCAGTAACCGGCCGCGCAGCAGCGTCAAGCGGTACCAGCTGCTGGAGCACAGCAGCCAGCAAGAGTAGTCGTTTCATGTCAGGGGGTGGAGTGAGATTGATATTGCGGCAGCCAGTTGCCGTGTTCATCAGTGAAGCCGGCCTGATGCAAGAACTGCCGCGCTGCTTTGGCATCACCTGCCATTGCACGATCGAGTAGTGACGGTGCAGTCAGCGCAGCAGCCAGATCGGTCAGCCGTTGTTGTGGGACGGCATACCACGACTCAAGGTCGTACTCTGTCTCAGCGATATGACGCAGCACTGCGGCGATACCACGAGCCACGTTGAAACCACAGCCAATGGTGGCAGCTTCGTTGAACTCATCAACCAAGCGTTGCGCGCGTGCGTTGCTGGTCATGGCTGCACCTCACCGCGGCGATGCAGTGCTGTGCCGGTGCCACCGCACGAAACACAGACCTGGTACACGGTGCCGTTGATGCCAGTGGATTTCACCTGCTGGCCTGTACCACCGCAGTGGCTGCACAATCCGGTCTCGTTCTCCCACCAGATGCGGGCCTGCTTCACCTCGTCAGGGGTGATTACCACCCGCTGCAGCTGGCCCAGTGGCGGCCACTTCGGCCGCCCCTTACGTGGACCACGCGAATAGGTGCCGATCGGTACCGCACCACGCAGATAGAAGCCTAGGCCGCGATCGAGGCAGCCATAGATACGTGGCTGCCAGTCAGCAGGCAGACCATGCACACGTCGCGCTGCGATGGCATGAATGTCTGGCGCAGTCATGCTGCCTCCTGCTGCTGCTGGCGGTCCGGTTCGATGTAGTACTCGCACACGAAGGTAACAATCGACGGTGGTGCCATGTACCAGGTCATCTCATGTCGTGGTGCGGTACGTCGTTGGCAATCGGTGCATTCGTCCCAGCCGCCGCCATCGCAGCGAGCAGTGTCATTAGGGATGGTCATGACGTGGTCTCCAGTTTGGTAATCAAGCGGTTTAGGTACCATCGGGCCTTCTGTGCATCCTGCAGCGGCTGGCTCTTGCGCAGGGTGGTTGACGGTATCGGTCATGGCCGATCCTCTTTGCTGGGCAGTGGCTCTAGCTCGGTCCAATGGTCAGGTGCATTTTCGTTACCAACAATCAGCCACCAGGCACGCCCATCATTGTCAATTGCATCAATGGTGTGAAAGCCGTTTTCGGGATCAATTGATCTGGCGATCTGTGCAAATTGACGATCGCAGGCAGCTGTTTTCATAAGCTCCATGAGTTCAAGAACGTGCATCGCAAAACTGACATGTGTCATGACTGCATGAGTGCCCGGAGGGCGTCCGTAAGACGACTCCCACCACTCCTGAAATGCGGCTTCAAGTGAAGTTTGATTCATAGTTGGCGTGTGTTTAGCTAACGGGTGGTAAGGGACACTAAGTAGCTTCGAGCTCGGGTGAGTCAAACCACTCAGGGGCGAGAATCAGGCTTAGTACCGCTTCATTGGGGTACAATTCCTGCAAACAGAGTCTAGCATCTTCTAGACTAAAGGCCATAATTCCAACGACGCGACACTGGAGACGCGCTTGATACAGCTTTAACGGTTTCACTAGTTGCGAAGTAAACGTGACAGACGTTTTGCAAACCGTTTGGACTGAGCCCGGTCGTACGTAGTGGTATGCCAATCACCACAGATAGGGCAGTGATACGGAGTGCCTGTGTAGCTACCACGCCGTAAATGAGCGGCTGCAGCTTGACGGTTTAGATGAGGAATCTTTGTGGCACACATAGCGCGAGCGCGCTCAAGGAATGCCTCATCAGAAAGTGAAAGTGGATCAATGTGGGTGTACAACTGAACAGAAATCACTCAGGCTCGTTGGTTCCGGGTAAGCTACGCGGCGTAGCTGCAGTCTCAGGCAACGAGGCCCTATCAATGGCACCAGCAAAATCGGAGAAGGCACGCAAAATAGGTCCTACAACAGGAGCTAGTTCGGAGCAATAGCGCTCTACAGTGCTCCAAAAACGAGTGTCAGACATTGGCAGCATTACGAAAGTGTGTGATGGCAGTGTTGATTAAGTCCCCCATAGTTGTACCGGAAGCAGATGCTGCGCGAGTCTCAGTAAGCCACTGATAGTTCTCGGGGGTGAGAACCACACGGATCTTGAGTCTCTCTAAATCGCGGCGCACCGTTTCATTGGTGCGAGCAGCGGCGCGACGTGCGGCCTCGGAGCGATAGCGGTCTAGATCAGCCGCAGTGATGTGGCCTAAACACACAGCTTGTTGCATGAGCTGAAGAATGCGCTGCCGGCTGAGACCTAGCGCGGAAGCCAGGTCGCTCCACTTGACAAAACCCTGACGGGCGTAGTGGGTCTCAGCGAGCTCGAGTAGTTCCGCGTAGCGGGAGGTTGATGTGGGTTGCGTCATAGACGAATAAGCGGAAGGTACACGGCGATAATGCGCAGGTCGCGCCAACCAAGTTGTTGGAGAGCGGCAGCGCGACGGCCGGCGGAGGTTATATCGACAAACCGAGTTGCATGCTCGGGGGAGGCAATCACCCGAATGGGCGGACCGTCGTTAGCATGGTTGGCTGCTAAGAATCCATTTTCAGCCCGAATTGTGTAACAAAGACGGGGTGTCTGTGTGTGCTGGGTAGTAGCGGCTGTGAATGCCACTGGCTTGAAGACGTGCATTGGCAGTAAAGATTTCGACGCTAGTGGCATACGTGCGATACAGCACTACGCCTGTGGTTGGATTGCGTAAGTCGTAGTGTGCAAACGCAAGTGAATCCATGCGAGAGCAACGGCAAAGCCGGGAAGGATGGAAAGCTTGAGCCGGGTAGCACGTGGGGCGTACCCGCTATCTCATCTTGGCAGGAGCGCTAAGGGGTGGTTGGGTAAATGCGGTAGGTGCTCTCGTCCGCAAGCTCGGTGAGGCCGGGGGCTGCGTCATAAAGGTTTATGCAGGCTTCGATGAACTGCGCTACCCGGGCGTAGTCCAAAGCTGAGTTGATCCACTGAGTCTCGAGCTCGTCGTGGTCTTCGAGCAGACGTTCCATTTGCGCGCAAGCGGTGCGATTAAAGCACCGCCACAGCTGCGTTATGAACGCGATACTATTCATGAAGGAAGCGTCGCTAAGTTTGCCTTTGGTTAGCTCTGTGTGAAAAAGATGCACAAGTTTGCGATGGTGCGGAAGCAGTGAGTCGTAGTTAGAAAACATCTCGCGAACGTAGCTGTCACTAAGCTGCTCAAAGAGCGCTTCTGGGGTGTCGGGCATCTGCATGAGGAGAAAAAGCTGTAGGCAAGGGTGAAAGACTGGTGAGTCAGACCAGGGCGAGGCAGGCCTCGCGGGCGCGCTCGACACGCTTTGCGGCTGTGCCGCCCCAGAGGGCCTCGAGGCGCGCACGAGCACGCTCGGTGGCGTCGGTAGCGCGGCCGGTGTCGTGAGTCGCGTGCTGCGTGATGGCGTTGAAAAGGCCGTAGAGCGTGCCGGCTACGCCGGGTATGTCACGAATGCCGAATCCTGTGTCGCCTGCGTAGTGGCTGCGGATGCGGTCGATCTCGGGTAGGTCAGCCAGTGTGCGAGTGCGCTTGGTGCCGGTGTCCTTGTCTTTGATCGGTGTGGCGAGCTTGTCGGAGTAAGTGGCTTCCAGGACACGGCGGGCGAGCTCGGGGGTGAGCTGGATGTTGCTCAGGCCGCGGAGCTCGTCGATGGAGCGCGCGAAGGTGCGACGTTCGAGGTCGATGAGGTGTGGTAGTTGTTCAGCGAATTGGGTTACAGAGGCGGTGTGCCGGCGGCGAAGACCGATACCGTCGCGCACAGCGTTGCCTACGGCGCGGCCGGTGAGGTAGGCCAGCTGATTGGCGCAGCGGAGGCGGACGTCGCTGAAGAACACACCGAATCCGCTGCTCCCATCGTGGGAGTTGAACAGGTGGAGGTAGCGGCGGACGCGGTCGCCGGGGACGACTTCGTCCTCGGTGTTGATGGTGGCTGTGGCGACCACTTTGCGTCCGTCACGGATGGACAGCACGTTTTCGATGTGAAGGTCTTCCCGCAGGTAGTCGAGCAGGTTGATCAGGGCGCTGTTTTGCACAGGGGTGTAGCCGGCACCGTGGATACCGAGCAGCTTGTTTGTGTCGCTGCGGACTACGGAGCAGTGGTCGGGAGATTGAAGCGGGCCGTCGGGGCCCATGTAGAAGACGGGGCGCTTGTCCGCGGTCCAGTCGAGGCCAGCAATGGCAAAAGCTTCAGAGGCGGAGGCGTGCTCGGGGACGAAGGTGCCCACTTGAGCGGTGAGGGGGTTGACGGCGTAGCCGTGGTCACGGTATTTGCCGTAGACGGCGGGACCGCGGCCGTCAGCGGCGTAGGTGGTGGTGACACGGTTGGGGGCGTAGTCGCGCATGGCGGGGGTAGCTGTTGGGTAAAGACTGGCATAGCCAGCTGCGTTGATGACGGAGGCGCAGCCCTCCGTGGAACCGCTAAGTGGCGGCGTCGTGGTTGAAGGTGGCGGCCCAAGCGGCGAACTCGGGATCTTCGGGGAGGGGGTAGCCTTCGTCTTCCCAGTCGGATTGGTGGGTACCACAGGCGGAGTACCAGCCGCCTTCGTCGGCGGTCCAGCCGGCGCGCCAGCGGGCTTCCATGATGCGGGTTTCTTCAGCCATGGCGGCTTCGACAGCGGGGAGGTGCTGGTACCAGGAGTCACCGACGCGGGCGGCCATGGCGAGGTTGAAGGCAGGGTCGTTCATTCGCCGAGGTGGATGAGGTGGGCTTCGAGGTAGTCGCGGGCATTGCAAAGCTGCTGGTGCACGACACTGCGTTGCTGTACAGCTGTGCGGTAGGCGTCGTCGTCCTGGACGTAGTAGTCCCGAGCGTTGAACTCAATCGCTTGAAAGGCGTCAAGCGCTTCCTGCAGCTTGACGTAGGCCGCGTAATAGCCCACGGTGAGCACCGTGCGGCCGGTGCCGTTGAGGTGGATGGTGGGGAGGGTGAGAGTGGGTGTGTTCACTGTTCGGTCTCGTGGGGGTAGAACTTGGAGTTCGGGCCGTACTCCTCTACGACCTCGGGGAAGGCGGCTTCGATGCGGGCGCGGTTGTGCGAGTCACCGCGGAACCAGGCGTCGGCCAGGGCGGAGATGAAGCTGCCGCCGTGGTGTTGGGCGGCGAGCCAGGTGCGGTGTGTTTGCGTTGAGGAGAGGGTGGTGATAGTCACGGCTTGAAGTTGGTGGTGAAAGCGGCGTAGACGGTGGGGTTGTCGGTGGCTAGGCCTTCGGCCTGCTCACGGAGTTGGGTTTTACGTAGGGCCTCCATTAGGGCCTCGGTTGCGGGGGTGTAAGTCCAGTTGTGGCGGACCTTGCGGGTGACGACGAGGTCACCCTGTTCGATGCGGTCGATTCCCAGGCGCTGCATGTGGCTGCAGATCCATTGGCGGTGGGCGGCCAACTTGGCAGTGAGGTGGTGGGCCTGAAGCTGTAGGTCGTAGGCGGTCGTGAGACGCCGGCCGATGGCGCCGGTGGGGAGGTAAAAGCGCGTTTTGCGCTGGGCGGTTTCAGGCATTTGCGTGGGTTTTAGCAGGTTTGGGTGATGAGCGCAACGAACCTAGCATAAATGCTAGGTTGTGTGCCGTTGCTGCACGGTAAAGGCGCCGTGTGCGCGGTAGCGGGGAAGGAGCTGCGACAGCTCCTCCTCGGTGTCGGCGTAGTCCTCGAGTTCGTGGTCGTCACTTAGGAGGTGCCAGTAGCTGGGTGGAGCGGGGTCGACCTCGGGGAGGTCCCAGTAGCTGGGTGGGTCGAGGGGGCGGGGATCGATTAGGGGGAGGTCGTACTTCATGGGCCGGGGAAACTGGTGAGGGTGGAGGTCGGGGGTAGGGGAGGCGTGACGGAGCGGCGGCCGTGATCGATGCAGGTGGCTGCGATGGTGAGGCCGATGGCAAAGCCGATGCAGTGGGCGAGAGTGAGCTTCATGCTGCGATGGGGGTGGAGAGTTGTACGTGCGAAGCACGGGAGCCGTGCGCCCAGATGGAGACGTCGGCGTGGGCGCCGTCGCATAGGCCGCAGGTGGCACAGTTGGTTTTGTTGCCGCGCTCGGTGGAGGCGGCGCAGTGGACGGTGCCGACAGGGTCGGGGGCGCCGATGGGCAGCACGGTGAAGGTGCGCCAGCCGGCGGCGCGGGCGTCGGCGAGATCCTGCAGGGAGTCACAGGAGGCTTGGACGATGCCGCGAAGCCAGGCGCCGGAGGCGCGGCGCCACTGGTGGGTGTAGCCGGTGCGGCCCGCGGTGCGGGGGAGGATGGACTGCCACACCCAGGGTGGGACGGCAGCGGGGTCACCGGCGGAGCCGAGGCGGAGGAGCGCGCCGTCGAAGTCGGACGGCTGCGCCGGCGCGTAGCCGGCGCCGTGGTGCCAGCAGTTCCAGACGCTGAGGGGCGCCTGGTACCACTGGACGTAGCAGGTGCGGTTGAGGCGGTGTGGGCAGTCGCCGCAGACGGAGGCGCCGGCCTCGGTGGGGAAGGCGTGGTGGGGTGGGATGTCGGCGCGGAGGATCCAGGTTTGAAGCATGGCGCCGGTCTTGGCGTTGCCGGAGCGCTCGGCGAAGCCGGTGGCGATGACGACGATCGGAGCGCCGTCGAGCATGGACGGGCCCTCGTAGAGGACGCGCCCGTTGGGGTTGGTCATGAGCCGTAGCTGCGTGGGGGGGGGGTTGAGATGCGCTGCCTAGCTGCAGATCGAGACGAGCTCGGTGTGAGTCGCAGTGCTGCGCTCGACGAGTGTGAAGAACTGGTCACGGATCCGCACACAGAAGGTGTACAGATCGCCGCAGAGCGGCTCGGAGATGCGGAACGATTCAGTGGAGTCGCCCCGCACCCACTTTTCAGGGGGGAGACAGTTGAGCAGCTCGGCGAAGCGGCACTCATCTATGGGTTGCGGACCCTTGCAGTAGCGGGCCCGGTCGGCGGCCTCCTGGAGGGGGAGGGCCTCTCCGAAGGGGATGAGGCGCGAGGCGGGAGAGACTCGCTTGGCGGCGACCAGGTCAGCGAAGGTCTCGCGGCCCCAGGCGGAGCGCAGCGGTTGGTCGTCCCCGTCATAGGGGAGCATGAAGGTGTAGACCCGGCCAACGGCCGGATCCCACAAGGCGAGGGTGGAATCGGTGATCAGGGCCATGAGTCACAGAGGAGCGAGAGGGGCGTAGTTGCGGATGCGGCTGAGGCGGGTGTATGCGGTGGAGCCGGACTTGTAGACCGGTGCGATGCCCGCGTCGCGGATGCGGCGGTCGAAGGTGAGGGCGTCGCAGTCCTCTTCGAGGTAGACGTGCTGGCCGCGCTCGTAGGAGAACGCGGTGAAGTGCTTGCGCCAGTGGGCGCCGAGGTAGACCTCAAGGAGGAGCTTGGGGACTTTGACCCAGCTGTGGCCGGGGTCGCTGTAGACGAGGAAGGTGGTGCGTTTCATGGGTTGTCGGCGATGTAGCGGCGGGCGTGGTCGGTGTCGATCCAGTGGTGGCGGTCGGTGCCGACCTTGAAGCACACGTCCCAGACCAGGAACGTGGCCATGCGGCGGTCGACCTGGAGGAGGTCGCAGAGCCAGGTCACGGTCTCGGAGGGGGACTCAGCGGGGGAGCGGTGGATGGTGGTCATGGCGTCAGCAGAGGCGGAGGATTCCGTCGTCATCGAGGTAGCTCTCGAGTTGGGGGAAGGTGTGGGCGAGCTCGGTGAGGCGGTCGCCCCAGGGGTCGTGCCAGTCGCCGTCCCAGAAGCCGGCACCGTGGTGGTTGCGGGTGAGGATGAAGTCGTAGGCGGCGTAGTCCCACTCATCGCCCTCGGTGGAGTTGATGGTGGTGGCGCGGTGCTCGGTTGCGTCGAAGCCCAGGGCCTCGGCTTGCTCGCGGAAGGTGTACCAGTCCTGGCGGATGCGATCCAGCAGGTCGTTGCTGAGGCGGGTGCCGGGGCCGTGGCCTCCTGTCTCAAGGAAGGCGTGCCAGGCGCTGTGATGGGAGGTCATAGCTTGCGTGCTGTTTCGGGGTAGGTCAGAGGCGGACACGGAGACCGGCTGGGAGCTCGCGGTTTCGGCGGGTGAGCTCCATGCCGTAGGTCGAGGCTTGGTCGAGGTAGTAGCCCTCACGGGCTGGGTTCCAGCCGCGCATAGCGTTGGCGGCTTTGCGGCAGTCGGCGATGACATACCGCAGGCTGTATTGGTCGAGAGTCCGAGCGTGGGACTCCCAGCGAGCGAAGTGCTCGGGGGTGGCGTGTTCTTGGATCATGCAACCTCGTGTACGCGGAAGGTTGCGCACTGGTCAAAGCGCGCAGCGAGCGCATAGGCGCTCTCGGGGGATGTGTGCTCTGTGTAGGTCACCCAGTGACCGTTTACGTGCAGTAGCTGGACTTCCCAGTGGGGACCGATAAGGGTTTGAGGGGGATACCAAACCCGGCCTTTACGGTTGGACATGTCAGAAAGGGCAAGACCAGTTGTCACGCTGCTTTTGCGTGATGAGTCCACAGCGGGACAGGTCGTCACTCACCTGATGCCAGAACTCTCGGCGGGCGACAGAGTCGCCGTCGTAGGAGGGTTCTTGCTTGAAGTGCTCAAGACACTGGTGACGTAGTTGGTGCCACGTGATCATGCTGATGCTCACAGCTAGAGGATGTGCCCCGGGTGGGGCGATACGACATAGGGGGATTTGAACCACGGTATGCGCCGTCTCAGTGCTTGTCCGTCGCCGTGGCGATCGGGGCAGGAGCCCATACAGAAAGCCCACCCTCAGGGGAGAGGATGGGCGAACTGCGCCTTGCCTGTGCCGGTTCGCACAGGTATGTCGTAGAAAGCTTGTGCTGCAGAAGCCCTGCAGCGGGCGGGTCCGGGTCGCGTTGTTAGCGCGGTGCTCCGGGCTTATTTCCACACTGACAGTGATAACGTCCCCGCCCCGGTTCGCCAGGGTTGGATCGGTCAGCTTCACTGGGCTTCGCACGCTGTCACCGGTAGGACTTGAGTCCGCATCCGGGTGACAGCACCTCCCTTGGATTAGGAGAGGGAGCTAGCCCATCAGGCTGCTGCCAGTATTTCCCCTCACTCCCAGGACGGTTAGGGCCGCTGCCAGGTCCCCCCGGCAGGTGTCCACGTCGAAACCGACGTGCGGCTTGTCCCTCTGGTGTGGCGAGCGTAGTCGGGCACCTTCCCGTAGACGCAACCGCAGGCAATCACCGCCCCTGGTATGCGCCCCGCGCCTTCGCTAGTTACCAAAACCAGCCCTCACGGGCAGGCACAGGTTGTCCGTCGCCCCGGTTCGCCAGGGTTGATCGGCTGGGTAACATCGCTAGACGGCATTGTCCGGCCGTTTCCGCGGGCGATCGCCGCCGTTGGAAACATCTCGTGCTTGCCGCTCTGCTGTGGCATGGGTGTGCATGGCACACCGAGCCCCGCGAGGTTGAGTAGTTATGGCGCGGCAACTAGCGGCCGCTCTGGACTTAATGCATGAGGTTCTGTGAATGTGGTTTAAGTGTGGCACAGATCGGGTGACCTGTCAAGACCCCAGCCGAGGCTGGGGACCGGATCGGGTGACGGGGAGGCTGGCCGATGGCCAAGGCCCCGCAGGCGTCACCGATTCGATGCCTGAAGCATGGCATACAGGTCACCCGTTGTCAAGCTTCCCAGCCGAGGCTGGGGCGCCAGACGAACACGCGCATCATGCGCGCGCGTGAGCTCAGTCTGGCATGCCGTGGTCAGCCTGTCAAGCCGTCTCGGTAAGTCTCATGAGTCTCACCTGAGGGGCTTGAGTCTCAGTGAGTCGCAAGGTGAGTCCAACCTTGCGTCGCAGTGAGACTGGGCTAAGCACCTAGACATCAGGACCTGGCTAGAAAAAAATGTATATGTATGTATGTAAGAGCTTTAGTTTAGTAGTCAAACGGTTCTGGTCTGTAAGCTAAGTTTACGCGTAGTTTATGTAGTGCTTTTTGGTATATAGTGGATACACGATAACGTGATATGTTTAGTTCACTGGCTAGATGATGCAAACTCTTCTTGTCGTAGTAAAGGGATTCAACAATAATACGTTGGACGGGTTCAAGTGTGCTGATAGCATGTTCTAGTAATTGTGCGCGTTCTGCATGCAAAAGATTTAACTCAGGGGATTCATCTAGCGTAGGCGTAGAAGCAGCTAGTATATCGCATAGTGGTGCATCTGATATTTGACTTAACGCATCAATAGAGGTACAGTCAGTAATGGCGTAGCTAAGCAAAGTATCGGTTATGCGCTCACAAGGTACATCGAGCATGCAGCTGAGTTCGTAAATAGACGGCTGTTTGCCGTGCTCGGAGGCAAAGTCTTGGGTAGCGCGGCGGATTTTACTTGCTAAGTCTTGGACGTTAATAGGTAAGCGTATTGTGCGTGAGTAGTTGTAAAGCGCACGTGAAATGGATTGGCGGATCCACCAATAGCTGTATGTGCTAAAAGCATAGCCACGGGTGGGATCGAATAGTTCGATACCGCGTATTAAACCGAAACTGCCTTCTTGGATGAGATCACTAAGTTCGAGGCCCCTATTTTGATAGCGCTTAGCGAGGTGAACAACGAGACGCAGGTTGGTGCGCACCATGACGTCTAAAGACCGCTGTCCTAGACGGGCGACGCGGGGAGGAGCTGCGGTGCGGTCGGGTTCAGTGGCACCCGTAGGCGTGTAGTCGAGCCAAGCGCGGATACGGTAGGCGTGACGTAGCTGAGCTTCGCGCGAAAGGATTGGGTGCCGCGATATGTCGCTTAGGTACTGGGAGATGTTGTCCGACATGGCTCAAATGGTGGAGTCACGCGGTAGGGGGACTGTGAAGGTCTCGGATGAGAGAACCCAGCAGCCAAGCGCGTGCGTGAGCCAAGCCGTGCTGCCGTGCCAGTTTGAAGTACAGAGTGCTGTACGGGCTAGTGATTGGGTTACGGCGAAGCGTTTCAGCGGTTGCGCTGGACGTGAGACGGAGGTACTGCGGCAGTACAAGGGCGAGATGCGAATCCACTATTTGCTAAAAGCAAGAATGTCATCAACCTCAGCGTAAAGGTCCTCTAAAGAACCACAGTTATCCACGATGTGGGTAAATCCTATAGAGTAGTCGTTTGTTGGATCAGCTAGGAGTTTCAGGTGATCAAGGCTGCCTTCCGATACATGATGTGTGCGGCGCGTAACATCCGGTCGAGTGACCTTCCAAAGCTGAGCACCGAAACGATCGAGAAGTGCAGCTTCGTTGGGAAAGCGCATATCGTCGACGACTACTTTATTATGGATGGTGTTGCTTTGAAGGCGCAGGTAGCGCGAAGTCCAACAGCGCAGCCAGAGTTCGGGATGGACGCAGTCACGCCCCCATTCAGTACCAAGCGTGCGAAGTAAATGCCGTGCATCGATGTTTTTGTCGAGCTCTGGAAGTGGCGCGCTTTTAGCCACATGTGTCATGTGGTGCGCGTCTTGTGGTGTGTAGCCAAAGTCAAGTAAAAGTGTGCTCAACATGGCCTTTAACGGCTCAGCAAAGCTGAGATGAGTAAAGCCGTGATGTGTTACTAAGTGATCCGCTATAGAGGACTTTCCGCAGCCCGCGGCCGAAGCATAAATACCGATCAACATGATTAGGTTTTGATGATTAAAGGATAGATAAAAACAAGAATCCAAGCATACATAGCTTTACCAGCCTCGGTGTAAAGCGCCGGTGGTTCAGCACCGTTTTGCGCAGGATCACCAAGTATTTGCCAGAGCATTGCAGTTAGCTTTTTGACGTTGTAGTCGCTAACTTCTTCATCGGTTAGTAATGCTGAAATAGCTGTGAGTACGTGCGAAGCAGCGAGTTCAAAATCTAACCCAACAGTTACTGTAAGGTTATTGTAAAGTTCTAGGGTGTCCGCACTATCTGAATTATCTAAACATGCTGGATCTATACCGCGAGCATGCGCGTGCTGCACTAAGAAGGAGCCGCCTATTACGTTGGCTACGAGTGTGTGAATGGGGGTGACTTCAGTCATGCACGAGCTCGGGTAAAACGTTTGATGCGTGCTTCAAAATGTTGCATGTACTGGCTTAGCTGACGAGGGGATAGCTCTTCTATTTGGGGAGGTTCATCAGGAATAGCTACTACGATTAAAGCACGTGTTATGTTTAAGCCTTGTGGCTTATACACATAGTTAGCAGCTGCAGTATATGCAGCAACTTGAAGTGCATATTCGTACATTTTTGCGGGGTTACGCTCTTTGTCCGCGGTTTTCCAATCAAGCAAAGACGGTTGTTCACCATCGTCGTCTAAGTATCCGATACAATCAAATGTACCGGCATAGCGTAAGGGATGGTAAACAGCTCCTTCAGTAACTAATGGTTTACGAATGCGGGTCAAAAAGGCACGAGTGCTTTTCCAATAGGGTGTGTTTAGATAATCGAACTTGGGTTCGGTGCCATCTAGCAGAAAGCGCTCGATGGCATCGTGGTGGCGGGTGCCGCGAAAAGCAGCAAGATTACAGATGAAATCAGCGCGGGTTTCACCTACGGATTCACGCCAAGCTTCAAGCCCTGAGGTGTCTCGTGTGGCGTTGAGAATGGTAGTAACAGAACGGCACACACCTAAAGGTGTGGAATAGCTGCGTTCACCATCTAAATGAGAACGAAGAGGTTCATACTTGGGTAAGCCACGAATAGCATCACGTATCATAAGGAACACCCTCGATAGGAAGCAGCAGCGCATTCGCGTCACACTTGAATACACGCATGAGATCTGTGAGCATGTTAGGATCAATCAACTTGGTTTTACCACTAGCCATACGACCCAAAGAGTACACAGATACGCCGGCAGACTCGGCAGCATCTCGTAGAGTGAGTTCAGTGCGAAAAAGATGAAAACGAATGTTACGTCCTAGTAGTTTTGTTGTATCCATTTGGTTGAGGGCAAAAAAGGGGAGTGCTAAACTCCCCTAGAAATTGAGTGACTAAGCAGTTACTTCGCCAAAAGGATCTTCGCCATCAAAAAGCCGGCTAAGATCGCACTTAAGCTCATCAAAGCGCTTTTGAATGTCAGCTTTAACTGCTTTAGGAGGCGCAGCTACAAGTGTGTACTCTGTTTTTTTGCCTTCTCCTGTTTTGTCGATTTTGACGTCGTAACCAGTCGGATCACCGTAATCCTCATCGGAGATAAACTTAAAAAGTTTATCCATTAGAGTCTTTTGAGTGATCTGTAGGATTTTGAAGTCGTCAGAAGAGTAATCGTAAACAAGTCCTGCAACGAAACGCTTAACTGTTTGGTAGCCTTCTTGTTGGCGAATGTTAGCTGGAAGCTCTTCGGGTTTTGTTTCCCAACGAATAGGTTTGTTATCCGTGGTCCAAGCTTCAAAGCCAGTAATACCAGAACCAAAGAAACGTACTCGGACTTCTTCTGTGAGTTTGGAGGGGTTTAGGTAGCGACCCGAGCCAGATGACTCCTTAGAGATCTCCTCAATAGCGTCTGGTGAAAGAAAAGCGGACATGTGGCTAAATCCCGTAAATGGTGGGTGATGTGCCAGAGGTGCGGGGTTTCCGCCCTCTTGCGCAGATCTTAGGGGATTGCAGTGAGCTTGTCAACTGTTTGGGAGCGTTCGTGCAGGAATCAGTGAGTCTATAGAGACTCAGCACTGCCTGTTGTGCGGGGCCGGGGACGCGGTTACGGTGAAACACGGCCAAGAAAAAGCCCCCTGCTTGCGACAGGGGGCCTAGGCCTTCACTTGCTGCTTAAAGCGTAATGGACACACAAGCAAAAGGCAACAGTCCGGCCGTCCTAGAAGGACGTGCTATTGAATTGCTCCGTCGTGATGTTTTTCCTGATGGATGGGCGTTTGTGCCTGTTGCGGGAAAGGCCACATACGTCAAAGAGTGGAGCACCAAACCGCTAACGCGGATTGAGTGCATGACGGCTTATCAACTCAGGCAGGACTACGTGGGTCTTGGAGTTGTTACCGGCTCGTTCTCGGGTGGACTTATCGCTCTTGACATTGATGGAGCCACTGCTGATCAGCGTTATCGAGAAGTGGCGGGCCTCGAATACGAGGCCTACGGGGCTGAAAAAACCATGTCGTGGACTTCAGGGAAGCCGGGGAGGAGACAGCTTTTGTATCAGGTACCAAAACGTCTGGTGGCGGAGCTCGAGCACGTCAAGACGTTGATTCTGCGGACTGATGACGGCGGCTGGCATCTGGGGCATGGGGATACCAACCGTGGTGCTGGTGGTGATGTCGATGCTGTTAGCGGGGCAGCTTACGAAGAGGTGGTGCTGCGTTTCAACGCTTGCCAAAGCGTGGTTCCAGGATCTCCACATCCAGAAACCAAGCAGCCCTATCGATTTCTCAACTACAACGAAGGCCTGGTAGCGGAAGCACCGCAGTGGGTGCTTGATGTGTTACGGCCGCATCGAAAGCCAGTGCAGTGGCTGTCGGAAGCCGAGCAGAAAGAGGTCATGAACGACCTCGGGGGTCAGACGGCTGTGCCACCACGACAGATTCGCGGGTGGTTCTTCAAGGAAGAGGTGCAGGCGTTGCTGCGGCCTCGGTTGGAGCAGCTGGTGTTTCGTCACGAGGTGTTTGAGACTTACGGCTGGAAGAGCCGGGGTGGGCATAAGCCACAGCGCATGAGTGGCTGCCCATGGCATGGGGGTCGCAGCGGAACGACGTTTCAATATGCCGAAGAGACGGGGTGCTGGGACTGCAAGGCATGCGGTGTAGGGGGTGACGTCCTGGACTTTGTGCACAAGCTCCGCACCAAGGACATGCACGCGGGCCGTCCGAACGGACCGGATCTCGAGGCCTATGTGGCGGAGTTGGCTGGCGAGCTCGGATACGACTACCCCGCCTGCGCAACAGCGACGGAGGTCACCATCAAAGATGCGCCGCTGAAGCGACTGACAGGAGAGGAGTTCTTCACGACAGCCGAGCGGATCATCAATGGCTACGACAACGCAGAGCTGGCGCACTACCAGTTGATGGAGCTGGTGCGGGACTCGGGGTTGACGCACGTCTACAAATCGGGGCCGCAGGTTGAGTCGGCGCTCGAAAGGTTTTTGCTGCACCAGGAGCAAGTGGAAGAAGACCCGCTGTGGCAAGAGAAGGTGCGTGGGCAGCGGGACTACCTGATCCCGGACTTTGTATCGGCGCCTAGCTCGATCCTGCTGCATGCCCGGGGCGGGATGGGAAAAACAAGATTGGCGGTGTTGCTGGCCAAGATCGTGGGGCAGAAGCTGCCGATGAAAGTGCGGGGACTCACAGTGGAGCCAACGGTCTCGGGGAATGTGCTGTTCATCGGCAACGACATGTCAATGACAGACTACGCAGAATATCTGGATCAACAGGGCATCGATTCAACAGGACAAGATAAGTGGTTGCGGTTCAAACCTCAATGGCAGCAAAGTCAGTATCGTGTGTTGCTGCGTTGGTTGCAAGAAATCAAGCCAGTATTAGTGGTAGTGGACTCACTCACATCTGTTAGCACTATGATTGCTGCTAAAGAATACGAAAAAGAATACTCAAATACGTTGTATCGCTTAGCGCGGGAGAATGGTACGGCTTTTCCAGCTACGACGTTCCTATGGATTCACCACAACACCAAGGATGGCACGAAGTTTCGCGGAACGGACACGCTGCGAAATGCTGTGCACGAAACATGGGAGCTTAAAGACCTGACCGATGAAGAGCGTGCTCAGTATGGAGATCACGCGCTCATCCTTGAAATTGACAAGAGCCGAGGCATGCGGGGTGGAGACCGCTTTCTCGTGCGAGAAGACATCGAGGAAGCACTGAGCATCGAAGACCTGACTCCGACAGTTACCAGAGAGAACGGAGGTAACGGGGATGAACAGCCTCGGACGATCGTCCTCGGGATTCTCAAGGACGCAGAGGGGCCGATGACGGCAAAGGAGCTGCGCTACGCGCTGAACAATCGACTGGCGGGGCGTCGTGGGCCCGGGACGGTGGTGAGCGAGAAGACCGTGAAGCGATGGGTGCGGCGGTGGGTTGTTGCCGGCCTCGTGGAGGAGGGGTCTGTGAGACAGGCGGGACAAAAAGGAGGGCGCCCTTGCACGGCTTTTTCTGTCAAGGGTCCTATATACGAGCCTACGGATGTCCAAAACCCCCCATCTTTCTTTGAAACTCCTTCCAGTAGAAGCGATTTGAGTTTTGGACACGTTTCGGACAATTTGTCCAAAACCCAAGAAGTGTCCGAAACCCCCGAGGACGAAACAGTACGTGAAGATACAGTCCCAGACGAGACGCACGAGACTGAGGTGGTTGTGGAAAACGTGGGGAAAACTGTGGCCGAAACGGACTCAGAGGTTTTGGACATTTCGGACACACCAGCAGGGTTGTCCAAAACCTCAGCGGCTGAAACCCTTTCCAGTACAGGGGTTTCAGAGAATGCCTCAGAGGTTTTGGACACGGTCCCAGGCATATATAGGGACCCCGGTTCTACGCAGGACTACGGAAGCTGGGATGATTCCGGGTGGGATGCACCGGCGTAGCGGGGAGACGCAGCAAGATCCTGCAGAAGTAGTCTTGCTATGTAGCTGCGTGCTGTAAAATGAGACTTAACGAGACTCTTAGCCACAGCTTGTAGCTCTGCTACATTAGTGCATTCATCGATCTGTCTCAATGCTGCTTCTTGAGCAAAATTAAGCGAAAGGTCGTCCACACAGCCACTGCATTTAACCAAGTATGCCTTCAACTGAGTCGCTTGCCAACAAGCACGCTTTGGAAAATGTTGATTTTGACTTCGTTCGTGGTCCCGCTTCGGCGTCATTACTAGAGCGTCGCGTGAGAGAGCTCGAAGAAGCCGCCGGACCGCTAGGAGTGGACACAGAGACCACGGGTTTGGATCCCCTGGCAAATCGCGTGCGTCTCATTCAAGTCGCAACTTGCGACTACGCATTGATTGTGAATGTCGACGGATGGCGAGATGCCGGGGAGCGGCAGCTCCCTTGGGATGCTCCTGGTTTGAAGCAGCTAAAGGGGTTGCTTGAAGGTAGTAAGCATAAAGTGCTACAGAATGCAGCTTTTGATCTTAACTTTTTACTAGGTGAAGGAATAGAACTTGGTGGCTCTATTTTTGATACTATGATTGCCGCTAAAATAGTTAATAATGGCACTGGTGCAAAAAATGATCTTGGAAGTATTGTTAATCGTGTGCTGCGCGTTCCACTACCAAAAGAGTTGCAGAAGGCTGACTGGGGTGGTGATATTTCGGACGAAATGCTTAGCTATGCCGCGCGAGACGCAATTTGTCTCCCGAGGTTGGTACCAGCACTGGTGGCGGCGCTGAAGGAATCAGAAGTGTCGTCCTCGGTGACTTTGTGGGATGTGTTTCGTCTTGAAATGATGGCGTTGAGACCGATAGCCAGGATGCAATGGCATGGATTTGGCTTTGACGCAGTCGCTGCCAGCAGTTTGCAGGTATCACTACAAGACAAAGCAGAGTCACTTAAGACTACATTTTTAGAAGCATTAGATGCGGCGATTAAACACGAGAATCCAGATGAGCCTTCTGTTTGGTTGCCCAGGGATAGCGATGGCACACTAAACACGCGAGAAAAAGATTCCGGATCTATTCGCAAAGGCACGAAGCTATATAAAGGGTTCAACCCGCGCTCGCCAAAACAGATGGCCGAACGCTTTGAGCAGGCAGGTATTTTATTACCACCTGATGAAAAAGGATTGCCTAGTTTAGATCAGAATTTATTGGCTTTCCTTAAGGGGTCTCACGAGCTCGTAGCACTTTATATGGAGTGGAAAGCCGCTGTAACTCGTGTATCACATATCGAAAAATTACTGGAATCCATAGGTCCCGATGGGCGTATTCACGCGGGATACAGACAGATGGGTACTGAAACAGGTCGTATGAGTTGTAGCTCACCGAATTTGCAACAAGTTCCGCGCGAAGGTGAGTTCAGGCGATTGTTTCGAGCTCGGGAGGGTTGTTGCTTAGTAGTGGCAGATTTCAGCCAGGTCGAACTGCGAGTTGCTGCCGAACTATCAGGTGAAAGTCGCATGCTGGCTGCTTACAGGGCCGGTAGAGACTTGCACACTGAAACAGCAGCTTTAGTAACAGGTAAAAACGCCGATAGTATTACTAAACAAGAACGTACCTCAGCTAAACTTTGTAATTTTGGTCTTTTGTACGGTGCAGGTGCAGCTACATTGCGCAAACAAGCAGTAGCTCAGTATGGTGTCGATATGGAACTTGAAGAAGCCCAAGGATTAGTTACAGGGTTTAGAGACGCATATCCAGAACTGTATCAATGGCAAATGCTTGAAGGTAACAAAACCACGAAAGCTGTATTTACGAGGTACGGAAGGCGCCGCATACTAACAGGCTTTAACGATAAATATACTACACGTATAAACACACAAGTTCAAGGTACAGCTGGTGATATTACTAAAATTGCTACAGTTATGATATGGGATCACATAAAAGCGGCTGAACCGGGCGAGGCGCAGCTAATCGCGGTGGTACACGACGAGATCGTGCTCGAAGTGCAGGAGGCTATTGTTAACAAGTGGGCGGCTGCTCTGGCTGCTTCTATGGAAGCTGCCGGTGCTGTGGTTTGCCAACAAGTACCTATCGTGGCTGAGGCTTCGTTTGGTAGTACGTGGGCTGATGCCAAATAGCGCATTACGTGGTAGGCTGTCCTGGTAGCGTTTTTCTTCCAATGCTCACAGGACAAGAATTGCTTTCGTTTGTGAAAGCCAATCCAGATATGGATCAAGCGCAGCTTGCGCGCGGTGCGGGCTACGTACGTACGACCGATAAAGGCGTCGAACGGCTGCTGACGACCAAACTGCACCAGGCGTTGCTTGAAGCCAAAGGAGTCAAGCTTAAAACGGCTAAAAAGCCTGGCAAAACAGCGCAATTTATGACGACGGTACATCGTACTGGCGTCATTTTGATCGGTAAGACGTACTCAGAGAAGTTTGGGGTGGAGCCTGGGGACGAGCTGAAAATCGTTATTGAAGACGATGCCATTCGGCTTGTGCCTCAGACTGTGGCGGACGTGCAACCTGCAGCTAAAGCTGCAACTGCTAGTGCTACCGCGGCTAAATGAGTTTTGACAGCGAACTGCGTTCTAAATTGTTAGCACGGCTGACTAAAATCGCAGAGCGTTTACCTAATGGGCTCCTTCATCGTTTGGTGGAGGATGCCCAATTTTTTTATGATTGGAATCTGAAGAAAAAGAGAGCTAGAAAAAGTAGCAGATTAACGCAGAGTGCTAAACGAATAAACGATTTATGATACGTTTGCTGGGTAGCATTCATGTATTGGTAGACTAGAGGTACTTGCATGGGACTCATGGGCGCACCTACGCGGAAGTATGCAAACACCTGGGATGGTGTGATGCAGGCGGCAAAGGCAGCAGGTGCTAAGTGGGTGCAGCTGGTGGCGGCGCAATGGGCTTTGGAGTCTGGCTACGGCCAGCACACCAGTGGAAGGCACAACTATTTCGGGCTCAAAGCTGCGGGGTCTCAGGGTGAGACGCGTGAGACTCGCGAGTTCGTGGACGGGAAGTGGGTTACGATCTCGGCGCAGTTTTTGGATTTTCCCGATCTTGGGGCATGTGTCAAATATCTAGTGACCCGGTGGTACAAGGACTGGGGCAAATATGAAGGTGTTGATCGCGCTGCCACGCTGCAGGCTGCGGCAAAACAGTTGGTCGAACAGGGCTACGCAACGGACCCCAAATACGCGGAGAAGCTGTTGCGGTTGGTAGAGGACCATGTGGAGGAAGCAAAGCCGATTCTGTACCGCATGGAGGCGCTGCAGGCGACGTGGCTCAAGAAGGAGCCGGTGCAGGCTACCGAGCTTGGGGAAAAAGAGCGGGTGGCTTGCGCAAAAGGCCAAAGCTATGCAGTGGTTGCATATTCGGAGTGCGTTGCTGATGCGCACGCTCGGGTGGAGTTAGCTGCAAGTGCTGGTAGCTGGTATCTGTTTGAGCCTCATTGGCGGAAGATGGTAGAGGCAGCGACAGTTAAACAGCCGGAGGTGCAGTGGAGCGACTTCAGCTGCTTGGTGACACCAAATTTGACGGTGGGAGAAATTCTGCAGTGGGATGCGCGACGGATTCCGGGGCCGGGAGCTTCGGTGCGCACGCGCTTGATTCGCACAGCAGCCGAATTTCAACGAGTGCGGGAGGCGTGGGGTCGGCCGCTGGGTGTGACGAGTTTCTATCGGCCGGAGCCCATCAATGGGCAAGTCGGGGGTGTACCGGGTTCACGGCACGTCACAGGTGAGGCATTCGATGTATACCCCGTGGACCGCAGTTTGGAGAGCTTCTACCAGTGGGTGCGGTACAGGTGGACGGGTGGTCTTGGGGATGGTCGTCCTCGGGGGTTTATCCACTTGGACACACGCGGAGGTGGTGGGTTTGTACCGGGCGCCGGCGTGCGGCCAGCTGCGGAATGGGTCTACTGATGGATGAGCGCACTTGGGAGAATTGGGCCAAGGTCAAGGCTGCGCTCGAGAAGGCAGGCAAAACCAACTGCGATTTCTACAGACGCGCAGTCGTGATTGTGAATACGAAGCGCGACCCGGGGCTTGCGGCAAGACTTAGGACTTGAGTGGTGTTGCCGGTTAAGCGGAGCGTATTAGTGTAACCGTTGAGGGCGTGCCTCTAGCGTAGCCACACGTTGCTCAACACCACTGATGCGCTGAAATGTTTCGCGTCTATCTTCTTTGATGTCGATGTGCAGCACTTCCAGTTGCGTGGCAATGTGCTCGACAGCGGCAGTAAGTCGAATCACTGCATCACGCGCTTCATCATTGCGTTTGCTGAAGCCCATGGCGCCCATGGCCGCGACCGAGATGGACGCTCCAGCAATAGCAGCGATCAACTCGATCATGACAGCAGTTTAGCGGCCTTGACCGCACATGGGTTTCTTGCCGCGCCTGCGCGGGCGGCTGTGTTGACCGTAGCCGATGCTGGTGGTTTTGGGCGGACCGGGCTGATGCTCGATCCGCGTTGCACCGACTTTACTTTTGACAGCCATCGCGTAGTTGTTGCTGTAGGTATTCGCGTAGCGCTTTATCAGCAGCTGACGCGTTTGGTTTTAAGTCGATTTCAAAGATGCGATCACGCAATTGTTGTTTGCGTGCTTGGCAAAATTGTTGTTGAACTTCCTGCGACTTTGCGTAGCGTCCGTCGATGGTGACGGTGGTGCCAATGATGGCAGTAAGAACTGCCACCACTGCTGCACCAAGCTGCATCAAGCGCTCCACGGCACGCCTGCAGCGCGGGTGGGGGCGTGCATTTCGTCGAGCTGGGCCTGCAGGGCAGCTTCGACCTCGGCAACCTTCTCGTCGCCAAGCTTGTCTTTGACCCATTGCACGCACAGTTCAGGCGTCAGATCGCTGTAGGGCACCATCGAATCAGGGTCGGGTGCTTCGAGCCCCAGACTGCCATAAGCACCTGTGGAATAGGCGTCGGTCTTGGCGTTGACCGTGTAGTGAATCGTCTGCACAACGCCGTCCGCCGTGGAGCGTTCGAGAGTGGAAACCGCCCATTCAAACGTGGTGGACATGATGCGATAGGAGGGGACAGAGAGATTGTAGCTCAGATGTCAAAGATCAGTAGCGGTAGCCGCTGTAGTTGCAGCCTGGGCAATGCACTTGATACTGCGGGGGCCAACTTGTAAGACAAACTTGAGGGCTTGAATCAACAAGTTCGTGTTGGCATTCGGGACAGGCGATTCCATTGGGGCGTGAATGAGTATGTAGGTGAAATGCGTTGAGCGCTTGCTGATTGTGCTGATTGAGCGTTTGCATGAAAGTTGATGAGCGTCACGATGCTGCTGCGCCCTCAGGCCTAGGTCTGGGGGCAATTTAATGCTTGGCTAGGACCAGTAACGACATGGACTACTGAGCTTTGAGTGCAGCTACATCAGCCTCCAGTTGCTCGATTCGCTCCATTGCTTCCTGAAGCGCCTTCACGGCCTTCATGTAGAGCACCGAGTAGTTGACCGATTTGGTAACGGTGCCGAGATCGTTGCCTTCTTCGTCGCGGTCAGGGGATTCACTGACAAGGCCAGGGGAGACAAATTCAACTTCTTGAGCAACAAGACCGATCTGAGTGTGCGTCTGGCCTTCTTTGAAGTTGTAGTTGCGAACTTGCAGAGCCTTTAGATCATCCCACTGAGAGTTGGCATCAACGATGTTCTCCTTCAGCTTGATATCGGAGATAGCGCCGTAGGAGTTGTTGGTATTTGTAATATTTCCATTGGTCGTTATGTTTAGCGATAAGGTGCCAGTATTAACAGTGCCAGCGGTAGAAGAATGGTAAGCAGCAAGAAATGAGGTAACTGTTCCGGCTGCCGCAGTATTTTGAATGCGGGTTGTGTCATTACCATTTGCCATGAAGTAATGAAGACCTGCATTCGTAATCCTCATCCGCTCCGTCGGAGAACTCGCCCCGTCGGCGGTAGTGCTGAACACTAATCTTCCGCCGCTCGCGTAAGCGGCTTCTTGCAATCCGGCTATAGATGCTTGAAGTCTTCCAGTTGCACCGCCATCAGTACGGAAGTTGATTGTTGTGCCTGCTCCGGCAATACTTGAGGTGCTGTTATACAGACCAAGAGTGTCGGCAGTGGTGCCATTGGAGATCTGAAGGCTTTCTCCGCCAATACTCGAAGACGTCCCCACTAAGAGCCTGCCGGAGCTGTCGATGCGGGCGCGTTCGGTGCCCCCTGTTTCTACGCGAACAACGCCGGAATTTTGGTGAGTGAGTGTTAGAAACGCGCTATTTGCTGCAATTTCAGCGTTGCGAGTAGTGCTTCCGTAAAAACCAAGTTGAGAATAGCTGGCAGCAGTTGTACCGCCACTTAGGGATATTTCTGCTGTGGTTGTTGGATTAACAACGTGTAGGTTCGAAATAGGACTCGTAGTGCCAATCCCTACTAGCCCTGCATCAGTAATGTATAGACGAGTTGCATTATTAGCATTATTTCTGAAGGCAGTTCCGGATGTACCGCTTTGAAGCCTTAGTTCGCCAACAGCATCTCCACGAATATATCCTTCCCCATTGACGTTAAAAAGCAGTGAAGTTTTGATTTGTCCAACAACATCAAGAGCGACACTGGGGCTGCTAGTCCCTATGCCTACGAGGCCGGCGGAGGTGATGCGGAGGCGTTCTGTGCCACCGGTGCCAAATCGAAGTAAATCAGAGGCGGTGTTGGAGCCTGCATATGTACCGATGAAAGCGCCATTTGCAAAATGGCCAATGTCCAATCTTCCGTAAGTGGTCGTATCTGTGGTATCAACCGTGATTTGGTTGGTTGCGCTTGAAACGTTGAGTCTTCCATTGGCAGGCGCAGAAGTCCCTACCCCAACATTCCCACTTGCATCAACAAACAACCGCCCCGTGCCATTAGTCGAGATGGCTACGCTGTTTGCAGCAGGTAGATAAACCCCGTTTGTGGGGACACTGCTGCTGGTAGGAATGAAACTGGCTGCTGTGCTCGTGCCAGTCGTGACAACGTTCTGCGCACCAAAGTTGGGACTGATCTTCGTACCAGCAATCGCAGCCGTCGTGCTGACATCGCCATCAACGATCTGCAGATCACCGATCATCGCGCTCGTGATGGCGCCCCAGGCGGTGTCGTAATTGGTGCTGCTCTGCTTGAACAGCACCTGATTGGCGGTGCCACCAGTGGGAACGCCCTCGCCCTTGGGGCCTTGCACGCCTGGAACAGCAGCAGTTACCTGAGTCTCTGGTGGCGCAGCAAGTGCGATCTGAGTATTTTGTTGATCAATGATCGCAATTTGTACGTCAGCCATGACTTAAGTGCGTGAGTACGTGCGCTGAACAGTGGCAACGCCTGTAAGCCAATAGTAACGCTCCCCACTGCCTTGGGTCAGCGATACATCCCACCCAAAACGACCAACCTCTAAGCCTGACGACGTGGCGGGAGTCATAACAAGACGAAACTCTCCATTTACTGCATCTACGATTGTTGGCGTAAACGTAGCAACTTGTACGTTGTCGATTAATCCTTTCACGTCTGCATCTACCGTATAACCAGTGATGTCCAGCGGAGTGGCGACATAAAAAGTACCCGTGGCTTCACCCGAAACCGAAATCGAAGCACCACCGCTCGTTGCAGATACCTGAAACGCACTCGTGGTTAGCCCAGTGCTGATAACGTAATAGATAGCATTGAGTGTCAAACCACAGGGAATGGAGGTTCCTCCCGTAAACACAACTTTGTCACCAGCAACAAGCCCATGACACGCCTTGTTAAAAGTAGGCGTAGTGCCTGCAATGGTGATACTCGTTAGATCCTTGCGATTCTGTGTAGCGCGAAATGTTCCGCGCCAGGTTGCATTCTGCAGAATCGTGATGTTGTACTCAGCGGGGTAGATCATGGGAGGAAAGCTCGTAAGGTCAGTCTAGATCAGGCCCAAGTACCAGCAGAACTGTTAGATCCCGCAGCGCCGATGGGCCAAATCTTAAAGAAAGAGCCGAGCTGCGTTGAGTACACCTGCGTAGAGCCAGGCGCTGTTGAAAATGTAACTTGTGGTTTGAGCGTGCCAGCTGCGTTTACAGAAATTGTACCTTTTATCACGGTGCGCAGGTACAAAGCACCCGTAGACGCAGAAATAGTCGGAGTAATTGCGGTATTTGCAGTGGTACTCGTGTACATACAGGCGTCTGGAGCCACAACCCCAGCCGTAGTTCCGTGAGTTCCATTTGCATAATAGGCAACATTATTAACTGTGAGCCCATTCAATTCCGCCAACCCAAAGCCAATTGAATGCGTGCTGAAGCTGGCGCTTGGGCGCTGCAATGCAATTACTGCCTCAAACTCATACACAGTATTTGCAAGCAATGCAACACCGACCCCAAGTACATCTTGGGCGGTGTTCAGATTCTGCAATGCAAGATTGGCGTCGAGTCTGTAGTAATAAGCGCCCCCTGCATTGGCGAAAGACAGTGTCCCGGACCCGTTGGTGATGAGCGCCTGCTGGGCGGTGCCGTCGGCGGCAGGGAGTGTCCAGGTGACGTTGGCGTTGACCGTGCTCGGGGCCTGGAAGGCGACCCAGTTGCTGCTGTCAGCATCTGCCCAGCGAAGGTCAGCCTGGGCGTTCAGGGTGACGTTGCTGGAGGCTGTGATGGCACCCGCAACGACCAGGGTGGAATCGAGAATGGTGGCACCGGTGACGTCCAGCGTGCCGGGAATGTCTACGTTGCTGGTCCATTCAGCGGCGGTGCCGCCAGCGTTAGTTTGAAGAAGTCGCCGTGGTACCGCAGGTAAGAATCCAACACTAAGTTTGCTGACTGCAATGCCGGCGGAGCTATTAATATCGGCATCTACAATTGACCCCCCCGAAATAGCAGCAACGCCGCTACTGTTTATTGTTATATCACCACTAACGCCGGCATAGCCCTTCTGTCTTAACGTTAGCAGCGAAACACGCCCATTTATGCTCGCACTCAGATCGCAAACAGGGAAAAGATCCGAGTCCACTAAAACACCGTCAACGCCTGAAGCGCCACTAATCGCTACAGCGCTAAGATCTACTTTGTTTGCGGTGGAAATGGTTGCAAGCTTTGTGTCTGCGATGGCAGCACTTGCACTGATGTCAGCATTGACAATGCTGGCGTTGCCCGACACGAGTACGTTGCCACTTTGGTTTGGAAGCGTAATGGTGCGATCTGCTGTTGGATTTACAACTGCAAGTGTTGTTTCATTGCCGTCTGCAGTTGAGCCCTCGAATACAAGAGAGCCAGTGCTTCCAATTTCAAGGGCTCCAGTAATGACGCCCCCGGCAACCCCTAGCTTCTCATCCTGAAGCTCTTGAATTGCAGCCTGTACATTACTTGCGGAGATTCCGCCAGGTTCGCCATATGGCGTAAAGCTCACATTGCTGGCTACAATTGTCCCAGTCAGCGTGTTAGAAACATCAATCAAGTCCCATGTTGTGCCATTGCTAAGAATTAGATCCGGTGGCGCAAGCGCAACTGGAGGAGCCTGACCAGTACCTGTTCCAGCAGTGGAAACAACAACGTAATAGCGATTGTTTGTAGCGCTAGCGGCAGGTAGCGCTGCATTTAGCGTAAAGCCAGCAGCACTACCTGCAGAAGTCCGAGACACGACAAGATTTGTGCTTGCATTGTATGTTCCCGCGTAGACAAGTTCTCCAGATGTAATTGTAATCGGCAGCCATGCAGAACCAGACCAGAGGTAGAGATCTTCGTTGATCTCGTCGAAGAAGTGTTGTCCCTTGAATTGGGCGGAAGGAAAAGTTACGACACCGCTTGTGCTTCCAGCGCCTCCAAATAGTGTGGTGCTTGCATCTGCAAGCTTTATGCCCGCAATTGAGTTGGTTCCAATCAGCGCGGTTGACAGTGTTCCAGATGTAATTTTTTCTGCAGCAAGCTCTGGAATGTCAGCCGCAACCAAAGTGGTGCCAGCGGAAACATGTCCCTGTCCGTCAACAGTGACTTTTGTATAGGTGCCTGGGGCGACGGAGTTGGTGTGATTCAGTACGCCATTGCCATCAACAGTGATTCCCGTTCCTGGCTTGACTACACCTACATCAACAGAAGTGGCAATTGGAAGATCGGTTCCGACAAGGGCTCGGAATGTGGGAACCGCATTGGCTCCAGCAGTTGGACCGGCAAGCACATGGGTGGCCGCCTGTTGCTCCATCTGCGAAGTAATGGTTGCAACGCCAGCCACAACCGCACTTGAAAACGAAAGCGGTGTCGTATCGCTAAAAACAATGCTTTGAACGCCTTGTTGCAGCAGCCACTGGGAGCCATCCCAGGCGTGAGCTACGCCATTCGCGGTGTTGAACCACTGCTGTCCTGTGAAGCTGCCGTTACCGGCTGGAGGAGTGGCGGCAATGACTGTCGCTGAGTTGGCTGCAAGCTTTACGCCCGTGACCGCACCAGCATTGATCTTCTGTGTGATTACAGCACTATCGGCAAGCTTTGCAGAGCTAACCGCGAGATCTTCTATAGCAGTTGAATTGACGGCGCCAGTTGCAAACTTACCTGACGTGATAGTCGAGTTTGCAAGCTTTGCACCCGTAATTGCCAGATCAGCGATACCAGCAGTGGTCAGACCGGCTGGATCAATTTTGGCGGTAGTGATGGCACCATCAACAATTTTTATCGTTGTTACGGCATCATCAACAAGGCCCGCAGTGGGCAGTATCACTTGCTGATAAGCTGCGCCATCGTAGACTTTCAGATTTTTGTCTGTGCTATTAACAAAGCCACGCCCCCTGAAGTTATTTGTAGCTGGTTCAACACTGTCATATACAATTGCACTGTCTGCAGCCAACTTTGCTGCTGTTATAGCACTAGCTGCAATCGCATTGCTGCCAAGCTTTGTAGCGCTAGATTGATTGATCTTGGCAATGTCAATGCTGGAATTGTCAGCAAGAGCGGCGCCCGCTTCAAACAAATCCTTTGCAGTGACCTTTTTGTTTTCACTCGCAGAAATATCTACAATCGGGAGAACATCGGTTGCAGCGACCTCGGCTTCGGTCAGGGGCTGCAGTTGGGTGATGCGCTGATCCGCCACGGAAGCTTCCTCTACTGGGTGCTTCCCGCAGTTTAGTCAGTTACTTCAGTCAGAAGAAAATCGAGACCCTGTTGCAGGCGAATGCGATCAGTGTCTTCTTTGAGTAGGTATCCAGACGGCTGTCCAACAACCAATCTAATCTCACCAGTTGTAGCAAAGTCGATGGCGCAGGTGATAACCTGATCCGCTCGAACCTCAATTCCTGTTTTGATGATCATAGCGTCAAACTCATAGTAAACACTTGGCGTCTCGTCGCCAGCTTCACTTTCGTTGAGTTGCAAGTAACACTTAAAATCACTTCCCACATCTGTGCGCATAATAAGCTGCAGCATCAATAATGAGTTCTCCGAAAGCCCACTGCTAACGGCGCTAAACAAACAATCAATAGTGCCAGAACCAGAAAGAATACCAGCCGAGTAAAGACTTTTGAATTTGTCAGACATCACTGTTGTATCCAGCGATTCTCTGTCTGTGTTAAATGTGTAACCCGTTACGTCTCCCAGCAGGCGTTCAGTGGCCCCATATAGGCGAACGGTTACAGGTAAGGGGCTACCAGCAAACGTCTCAAGCGGATACTCTTGAGTGCGATCATTGTTAATCGCTGCTGCAAAATTGTCAAAAAGACGAATGCCACCGATGCTGTTTACATTGCAGTAGGCGACAAACTCATTTTGAGTGACATTGCTGCCGTCTTCCCAGCTTGATGCAGGAATGAAGTCAAGCTTGCGAGCATCCTCAGTCGTTATGACAATTTGATCGCCAGTGTATATGTTATCAACAGCTTCATCAAAACTGAAGCGATTCAGTGTTGTGTTAATGTCAGCAGGGGCGACAAAAGTCTCAATCGTGAGCTTTGACTTACGACTGAGTTTGATTTTTCCGTAGTGCCCTAAAAAGAAGGTCATGCGTCAACAAGCTCCCTAAACGGACCGTCAACAGTGAACTGAATCGCAACAGAAGTCAGCTCAGAGGTGCTGACACGAAGCGATGAGTTTGTGATGTAGGCGTTGAAAGCAATGTCATCTTTGATGTCAGACGCACTACCTGTTTGCGTGCCTGCACGAAGAACAATTCCGACGCGATCGTTCTCGGTGACACCGATCTCGGAGGACTTCATCAACCTGCCCAGGAGCTGATCGAACTGCGTCCCAGGCTCGGAGCTAGTGGAACCCTCGCGGCGGTAGTAAAGCACCGTGGCACCCCCTGTAGAGCTGACAACGCCCGGCGTGTAGGTCTTGACAGCAGTGTCCAGTGTCGTGGTCTCCAGCAGCTCCAGAGTGGTATCCAGGGTCCAATCACGCAGCTTCAGGACCTTCTCTGGGGCGGTCGGAGTCGCGTCACCCGAGCCCGCTGAGATCAAATACAATGCCCCCGTGCGCCCTGTATAGAAAGCCATCGCAGGAAACGATCAATAGTCTGAGTCTAGCTGATCACAGTAAAATTGTTTGGGTTGAAATCAGCGATCAAAGCGTTACCATTGGCGTCGCAAGGGAAAATGGTTGCACGAATAGTGACTTCTCCTTCTTCGTCCATTTCTACGTCTGAGATTCTGTAGACACGCTTTTGATTGGTTCGCTCACCCAACACAAATAGCCAACCCTCATAGGCGGTGAGATTGGCAGATGTATTGTTGACGATGAGAACGTCATTTAGCGAGACTACGCCAGAAGAACTCTTGTAGAGCAATACGGAATACTCTTTGTCTGCAATGCTATTGTCGAGTGGCGTGTTGAGTACACCACTTTTTTCAACAATGCCCGTTTTGATTCCATCCCAAGCATTGAGGCCAATGTCCACATAGATGTAGGCGCCGGGCGAAACAGGAGTGGCAGTCGGAAAGGTCTTAAACTCAATCCCGCTACGAACATATCTGCGCAAATTGCACAGAAGCATTCCATACATAACCGCTTGACTTTCGTTCGTAACAAAAGCTGATAGGTCAAACGTTTCCCTGATTGCATCATTTTCTGACGTGTCGCTCAGTTGAACAGAGACTGTTTTGTTGATCGCAAAAATGCCATCAGCATCAAGCGAACGATAAACAACAGAAGCGATAATATCTTGAACACTTGAACCGAAGTCGAGAAACTCTTCTTTGTAGGTATCCTCAAGAATGTTTCCCTGATTGAAGAGTGCTGATATGTTGATTTTTTGATTTATTTTGAACGTAGATGGATCGTAAGGGACGGCAGGAATAAGTGTTTCTTGCCCATCAATGCGTGCAAACTCAAGCAGGCTGAAGGGTGCGGTAGTTGCCCAGAACTCACGCCAGCTACCTCGATCTGCAATCAAACAATCCATGAATAGATTGTTCGCCCTACAGAACTTTTTGGAAATTGCTAATTGATTGATGTTTATACTTGCTAACTGCTCGCGATAGACTTCAACAGTTGCGTTGATAAGTGCAGCAGTGTTTGGAATGGCGTAACGACCTATGCCATCAGTTTCGTCAATTACGGTATCGAGAAAAATATCTGGGGCGAAACAGGTAGGACCGTCAGGCGTAGGCGAAAATGAGCCATCATCTTGCAACAAACGCACCGGCTTACCCTCAGTTGCAAATACAGACAGCGCACGCATGTCCTGCAGGTTTTTGCCGCTGAAAATGTTAAACCCGACTAGCGAAAGATTTTTGTATAGAGAGGCGTCAAAGGGAAGTTGCTGCTGTTCCGTAACGGCAGTAATTGAAAACTCTGGCCCCCTGTCAAATGAGGTAGTAAGTTGTGTGTCAGCGTCTAGGCTGAACCAGTCCCACTCATTTGTTTTTGCGGGCGATTCGTTGATTGGGGGCATTGCATCAAGCGAGCCGCTTGAAGCCTCTCGCATGAATCCCGTGTAGTGAATTTGGCGCCCATCTGAAAGCTCAATCAACGCTTTGTCGCCCGAGTTTTGCAGATAGAAATAAGGGACCCGCCCATATGAATTGCGAAGTTTGCTTCCGTAAGTCTTGACTTCGGAAACAGGATCTATCACCGCCTCGAACTTGAATTGCCAGTGAGAGATCTCTGCTACTGCTGCCACAAATTTTACATAGATAAAGTTATCTTGTTCTGCTGCTCTGCGCGCCGCAAAGATTCCGGGCACATAAGTCCATTCCTGCTCGGACGGTTTTTTATACTTCAGCAAAAACAGAGCGGTGCGATGTTGAATGCCGTTGTCACTTTCCAGATAGCCTGCATACTCCTTGCTCCCGTACTTGCGCTGTCTACCCGAAATGCGCTTAAAGAGTTGGCACTGAACCGAGAAATTTACAATGGAGCAGGGCGACAGAGTTGTGTAAGAAGCTTCTTCGTAGCGAGCAAATACCTTTAGGTAATAGAAATTGTCAGCGCCCGTTCTTTGAAATTCAAGGAAATCGCTGTAAGCGCTCAGTAGTTTCAGCTCCTCATCTGTAATGTCTCGCACGTAACTGTATCTGACTGCAACTGGGTATGTATTGCCCACACGATCTCCAGAGACCTCGGTTTCCTCCTCTGTTTCAATTTTCCAGATTTGCTTGGACTTGATCAAGTCGGCTGGGGTATTTACATTGAATCTTTGTGTCCCAGGCAGTGTTTTGCTTATGTCTGAAACAAATATACTTTTTTTGGGGAATACTTCGTCTCTTTGGTCCAGCGCAATTAACGTATCAAAAGTTTTCTTGGAATCCCTATAGCTTACCGTATCTTTGTAATCAGTAAATACATCAGCAACTTCGTCATTTGAGTAGGCGACGCTAGAAGCGTGTCCGGGCTCGATGCAGACCGTTTCTATCTTGAAGTCGCCTTCGTCTGTAGAGGTGCCAATAATCTTCTTGATCTTGAATTTAGCAGAACCAAGCTTAAAGATTCCAGCATCATCAAAGCTGCTCGCGAGTCCGCGACGAGCATCAATCGCTGATCTCTTGAGATCGTCCGCAAACTTTGTGCCAGTCGGTGCATCCTTGGTTGAGGCGATTAGGATTGAAAGCTTGTCTCCCACGCTGATCGGACTCAGGCGCTCTCCAGAAACCCACTGCGCAAGATCGTAGGCGTCAACACCAAGAGCAATGGAACTCTTTTTGCCAGTTCCTTCACGAAGGTAAAGCTTTACTCCTACAGGAACTGGGCTGTATCCGCCAAAGTTGTTGGATGAAGATGGCGAGTACGCCTGACTAAACCCATCAACTCTTTGATTTTGCTCTAACGTTGTTTGCAGTTTGTAGGGATTATCAGTGGGTTGTCCATATTTGGTTGGATCGCTCTCGTAACTAGAATTAACTTCATTTGCGAATGCAAGTGGGCCAGTGGCATTGGGGTTGAAATATATCCAGCGATTCTGAAAGGTTAAATCGTCTACTCCTGTTTGACCAAATGCAGTCTTGGTTGGGTCAATTGCTTTGATTGCGCCACCCGCAAGCATTAGCAGCATTTGGAGCAATTGATTGCTGCCATAACTTTGTACTGCCGACCAAAGAAGAGCACCGGATATGCGCACTCCACCATTTGGGTTGACGGTGCGATCGGTATAGACAAGTGGCACTACATCTCCGTATTTTGCAATTTCTTGTGTACTGTTGAAGCCAAAACGAGGCGAAAAGCGTTGCTCTCTGGTTTGTCGCTGCCCCTCCGCTGCGCTCGGAAGCGTCGGCTGCGCTATTAACGCTGCTACGACTTGAAAAAGAATACCAATAATCGTCAATACAAGCGCTACGACTCCGGGATCATTTCTAATATCTAACACACTACCTTCTTTTATATCTTTGTACGCTACCTGAAGCGCAATAAATTCTAAATACTCTTCTTTTGATACGCCAAGAGCCTCAATCAAATCATGCTCGTAAGGCAGGAGGCGCCGAGTCATTTGCGTAAGCGAAAGTAGTGTCCCAGATTGTGAGGCAGTGGTGCAAGAACAACGCCTGCATCGGGCGAGATAAACAAAACCCTGCCGTCATCCATCACTGTACCCATTGCGCCCCCTTGATTTCCAGGCAACAGCACTACGGCGTGCGGTTCCGGTGAGCGCAATATGTCAGCGTTTTTAAGAAGCCACTTTGCTATCAATACTCTTGGGAAGGTTTCATCTGTGTAATTGTCAAAGTATTCTCGCAATTGATCTGTGTAATCAAAATACCCAAGTCTTTTATGAACTTCAGCGGCGAGCAGGCAGCAGTCAACTGTGCCACTCCCGTCGCCCGGATAGGCTCCCCAGGCGCGCTTCAACCCGATCAGGTCATTCATCAGCCCAGCCTGACGTTGGCATCTAGCGGCAGCGGGCCAACAAGCTCTCGCGTCAAGGTCCTGTTCGGAAAATTGCTGGTAACGCTGTCAATTGCAGATCTGAAACGCAACTCAAGCGTTGTTTCACTAATGCTACTTCCAATACCCACAAAGTATTCAGCTTGCACTTTTGCTGAGTAATCATCTGAAGATGTAAGCCACATTGTGTTCAGGCGCAATCTGGTTAGGCGATTGCCGTCAATATCGTGCAAAAGCTGTAAGGCGATCTCAATGTTAGGAAACAATACCTGCAGTACATTGTTTTCGCCGTTCAGACTAGCAACACTCCCTTCTGCTCTAAACGGTGCAAATTGATAGCGGTCTCCATTGTGAGACGGAAACTGCTTATCTTGATTGACAAAATAGTTTTGAAATCTGCGAATTGGCTTTGTAACGTCACGAGGCGTGAGTTCAAAAAATTGACAAATGCGAATATCAGGGGTGTTGCTACGAAAGTCGGTCATTGATCATCAAGGTATAGATTTATGATTTCGCCAACCAATGTAACGCGTAGCTGAGAAACTCCTGGGCGCACTGATTGAACAGTCGGGGGAGACTCATATTCCCAACGCAAATCGTCAGCAGCTCCACTTGCGATCACACTTAACTGAGTGCCGATTCCAGCGATAGTTTTAGCACTCAGCTTAAAACGTGCATTTTGCGCAGTCTGCTGTCTGTAGTGATTCAGTATGTCAGCAGCTTTTGCATCGCTGATGTTATCAAATTCAAGATCAAGCTTCGCCCCCGATGGTTTGTTTCCAAAGGTGCGCTTAACTGCTACGCCCGAGAGCGATCGGTAGACCTTCTGAGGGTAGACGCCCGGAGAAAAACTCCGGCCTGTGGGGGCGTAGGAGGGGAAGTCAGCCATTAGCGGAATCCAAGACGGCGACGGATCTCGGGGGACTGCTGGAGGCGATCCAGGGTCATGCTCATGCCCTGTTTGGCGCCATCCTTGGTGGCCTGGCGACGAGTAGCGCTCATGGCCGCCTCAAGCTGTTCACGACTGACGTACTCAACACCGTTGATGGTTGTTGTTTCAAAGGTCATGTTAAGTGCTGGGACACCCGAGCTTCCATTGCTTGCGCTCATTGCTTCACGCAACCCATTTGCGTCTACGCCAAGGCGACCATCAGATCCACGAGATAGGGGCATGATTGCTTCGGGACCAGCCTCACCCACAACACCCGTACGCATTGCGCCACCGTCTGCAAACTTAAAGAGTGTTGGCGAGGCGACGACGGAGTTGGTGAACATGCCTCCGTTGGCAAATGCTGCGATGCCGTTTGCGAAGTAACTGCCATTGGCCGATGCAGGTAAGGGCGCATATTTGTTCATATCGGGAGTATTGATTCCAAACTTGGCAGAATTTCCACCACCGCCGCCACCGCTCGACATCCCAGCAAAAATCTTTGCAATGCCAATCGCAACATACATTGCAATCATCTTGGTACCTTCTTGTACAAGAATCTGACCAATCTGCTTCAAGAAGTCTGAAAACACTTGTTGAGCAGTTGTGGTGCCTTCAATCAGCCCAGCGATTCCATTGGCGAGTGAATTGCCAACAGCGTCGCCAATGCCCTGAGATACACGAACTGCAACGGCTTCAAGGTCATTGAGCTGTTGTTGTGCTTCACCGATGAAACGACGAATCTTGGCGCCCGGCGCTGTTTGCGCCCGAGCTCGGGCATCTTCAGCCGCGGCGCGCTCTGAACCTACAGAACCGACATCTCCGATCTGTTTGCGCAAGCGTTCGATTTCTTTGAGAGCTTCGGCTAGCTGCGTTTGTAGTGCTTCTTTGTCTTTATCTGTAGCAGTTTTAATTTTCTCTTGAATTTGGTCCCGAAGCTTTAACTCTATATCTAGTTGTTTATTAAGCTCAGCTTTAGCTTTGTTGATTTCGTTTGTTATGTTTAGCTTGGCTAGCTCGGCTGCGATTAACTCTGGGGCTAAGCCTTCATACTCGAGTCTATTGCGTAGCTTTAGTGCGTCTAGTTCCGTGTATATGTCTTTTGTCTGTGCGCGCATTTGACTTATTAAATTAGTCGCTTGTTCGGTTACAAGGATACGTTGTTTTAGTATGTTTTCTTGTTGTAGTCCCTGCAAGTATAGTGCATGTTTTGCATTAACAGCATCAATAGCTTTTGCTCTTTCAGCTTCGTTTAGTCGTGTTTGTACTGCAATACCTTTAAGAATTTGCTCTCGTTCGCGATTAGCTGTTGCAATCTGCGTAAGACGACTCACTTCTAGGGCGCTGCGCTCAGGGTCAAATGCGTTTGCTGCGCTATTTGTGACTGCTTCATAGGTATAGCGGAGCTCCAGTAGACGATCCTGGTATTGCTCTAGTGCGACCTGAGGGAATGCGGACTTAGCTATTTGATCAAATGCTTCAGCAGTGTTGGCTTCAGTGAGCGCAGCTTGTAGCGAACGCAAGCGTTCCATAGCGCCGGCCAAGCTGCGGACGGCCTCGGCGTAACGCTGGGCTGCAGCGCTCTTGTCAGGAATCTCTGAAGCGCTTTGAAGTGCTTCAACTTTCGGGACTTCTGTTAGCGCGCGGCTTTGAATTGTCCCGCCTTTGACCCAGGCGTTCTCAATGGCACGGAGCACTGAGGCGGCATTACCTCCGTTTAGCGCGTTGACATGCGTAGATACGTGAGGGCCTGTAGCTCTGCCTGTAATACCCTGCGTGCCTATGACTGCCCCTGATTGAAGGACGTCACCAACTCGTACAACAGTTTCATTTAGATGACCGAGGAGTACTTCGAACTTCCTACCGTTAAGAACAGCTTCACCAGTGACATAATTACCAAAACCTTTGCCTGATGAACCGCTGCCAGAGCCCTGCTGCCCTACTTTTGTGATTCGTAGGCTAGAGAATGGGTTCTGGATGGCTGCTCCGACGCCGCCCTTCAGGGCAATGTCTGACCCTGTTTGTTCACCGTCGGGGTCGTTGCGCTGGGTGACTACAGCCCCTCCACGGACTGCGCCTCCCGGAACAATCTTGGCTGCTGCTTCAAGCTGCTGACGGCGTAACTGAGCTGATTTTATGTCGTTCTCACCTGCTCGCTTTCGCAATTCGAATATCCGCTTCTCTATATCTAGGCGGTAATCTATTATCTGACGCTCAAGATTCGCGACTTCAATAGCAAGAGACTTCTTGGCGGCTTCGATCTCGAGCTCGCCGCGCTCGCGGGTGGCGATGTAGTTGTTGAGCGCCTCTAGAGCAGCACGAGAAGCGCCTTCTTCACCCTCGATGAGTTTGGCGTTGGCTTTTTCAATTTGCTTGATGCGGAGCTCGCCGGCGACACGGAAGATCTCGACTTCTTTCTGGGCGAGGGCTTGGCGTTGCTGGAATAGGTCGTTCTCGAGTTGACGGCGAAGCTCGAAGATTTCCTTTTCGAGGTTGACGCGGTTGGCGGCCTGGAGCTTGATGTCTTCGGCGGCACGTTCGCGGTCACGCTCGGCATCGACACCACGGAGCTGGGCTTCGATCTTGGCTTCTTCGGATTGAAGGCCCTTGAGCACTTGGCGCGAGCGCTCTTCGAAACGACCGGCCTCGGAGCCGGACAGGGCGTCCCAAAATTCACCCCAACTCTGGATGCCGGGCTTGAGTTCGTAGCGTATTTGGTTGATCTTTTTGCGTACTTCTTCTAGCTGTTCAATGTTGCGGCTATAGTTTGCGTCAACAATGGCGCGCTCAAAGTCACGAGCTGCTTTTGTCGCGCTATCGGCTGAATCCCCTACGTCTTTGTAGGTGGTCTGTAGGCGTCGCAGCGCTTCCACCGCTCGAGCATTGGAGCGTTGATCTTCTTGAGCGCGCTGGTAGCGACCGAGGGCGTCGACAATGACGGAGATGCCGATCTGAATAACAGCAAGCCAGCCAAGGGAAGCGAGAATCGAGGCTCCGGCAGCTTTTGCACTAGCGCCGAGGCCGCGGAAGCCAGCGGCGAGTCCGTTGAGCTTGCCGCCTGAAACTATGGCTTGTTTGCCAACAGTGAGAAGTTCAATACCTAACGCTTTTAATGCGGCGGCTACCGCAGGAATAGCGGCGGCTGGACCTACAAGAGCGGTAGCTAAGCCAGCGAGTACAACAATTAGTTTACCAAGTGCGACTACGACTGTGGCTATAACGGCTACGAGTCCACCTAAAGCTGTGCCTAAACCACCTACAGCAGGTATTACACTGCCAAAAATGAAGCGCCCGAATAGTACTAACTGTGTAGCGGCGTCGAGGCCGACGCGCTTGAGGAGGCTGAGAACAGCGGCGACCTCGGAGAAGTACTGAACAGCCGGGGTGTTAAGGAAGCGGGCGTAGAGGTTGAACACAGTCGCCAGGCTCGGGGCTAGCGCGCCGACGACGCTGGCGATGTTGGCTAGGGCCGATGCAAGAGCTTGGAAAGTGCCGACTTTGATGTTGACAAAGGCCTCGGCGATGTTCTTGAAGGCATCGACGAGAATTAGCGCAGTGGGTTTCAGCGCCTCGATTGCCTGCGACAGGGCGCCAACAGTGCGCTGGGCGACGCGCTCGAGCTCGGTGAAACCACGTTGAGCGACAGAGGCGGCAGCACTGGCGGCAGCGCTGGGGTCACCGGCGCCGAGACCGGTTCGGCCGGCGGTGAGGCCCACGATGAGTTGTCCGGCTCGGCCGATCGCTGCCCCGGCCCCCGAGGCGATGTCGAAAAGCTGCTGGCGGATGCGGAACAGCGACTCGAATACGGCGGTAAGACCGGCGAGCAGAGGGTCGAGCAGGCCGCGGCCGAAGTTTTGACCGATGAGCTCACCGAGGTCGGCGATATTGGAGACAACGCCGGAGAATCCTTGAGCGGCGATGCGTTGGCCGGCGACAGCAGCGGCTAGGCGGTCTTCAAGAAATTTAACGACACCACCTGTTTGCGTTTTGGCTTTGGCGATGTCTTCGTTGGTTATGCCTAGCCCTTTCGCCAGGTACGAGTCCATGGTGATGTCACCACGAAGGATGGAGCCGATCTCCTGGCGCGCCTGGTACAGCGGGATACCAAAGGTACCGAGGGCGGCAGCGAAGTTGATCGCAAGATCTTCGGCTTCCTTCAGGCCACCACCGATCTGGCCGACTTCAGAAGCGACGATTCCAAAAACTTCGATGACGTCGTTGGAGGTGACACCAGCGAGGGCGATAGACCGCACTCGTATGGAATCAATGTTTTTGTTGACTGCACCGGTTAGCGTGACGATCTTCTGGTAGGGATCGGTTATTTCGCGGCCGTTTGCGAAGACACGGTTAGTAGAGGCAAGCGTTGTCTGTGTCTTTAAGATGGTCTCGCGAAGCTTGATTTCGCGGCCAATCGTGTTGTTGAAGAAGCCATTCCATGCGGATTGGAGGACACCGACGGCTTCTTTTATTGCAAACGTAGCAAGACCTACTTTTGCTAAGGCATTGATAAGCTGCCCGCCCTTACCTGCAGCAAACTCCAGGCTGTTAGCCAGTATGCTGCCTGCTTTTGCATTCTCTTTTAGTCCGATGCCTGCTTTAGCTGCGGACGCGGTACTTTTAGCTAGTTTTTCGTATTGCTCAATCTTGTCGCTTAGACCTGGGACTTTTTTACTGAAGCTATAAAATGTCTTAATGTTATTGGTAGCTGATTTTATATCACTGGTTAGGCTGCTAAAGTTTTTATTGAGCGCCCGTATGTCAATGTTTAGCTTGCGCTCTCGGGTGGCTTTATCTGCTACCTGCTCTACCTGTTTCAGGCTGCGTTCGGCGGCCTGAGTTTCAGCTACTACTTTTAGTCGAAAATCAGACACGGGCCGGTATGCGCTACTCGTATGTTAGGTGCGGCCTGAAGCGCCGGCTGCGAGCGCGGCGTAGACGTGCAGCGGTAGCTGGCGTGCGCGTACGAGCTCGGAAAGGATGAACTTGGTGGGGGCGTCGGGGCCGTCGGCTGCTTCGGCAGCAGGTTTCCAATCTGGGAAGGGAAGGAAGTCTCGTGGTTGCACTTTGGGTGCAGGGCGTTTGGAGCCAGAGAATCCATGCGCGATTTGGATGAGCACCGCCGTCTGGCGGGCAGTGCTCATGCTTTGGGTGTTGGCCAGACCGCGGTCATAGTCATCGATTTGGCGCAACAACCAGCGGATCGTGCTGATTGGGGTGCGAAGGAAGCTTGCTGGCGTGAAGTCTCCACCTACTGGAGAGGCACGAATGCGGAAATACACCGAGTCCCAATCGGCTAGCGGTGCCCGCAGCGTGTCCTCGGCTTGCTTCAGTCTTTGCTCGGGGGTGGGCTGAACTCGGGCTCCGGCTCCGGTTCGTTTCCCTCAGCAGTCGGCCAGCCGTCGCGTTCCCAGGTGAGGAGTTCAAAGATTTGCTCCATCAGGCGGGTGGGAATGGCTTCGGTGTCGGCCTCGGTCCAATCATCGAGCTTCTGCCAGTCCTTAGAGCGGGGAAGCTTGGCTTCGCCGCGATACTGCATGAAGAGGGTGACGAAAGCCACTTGCTGCTCGACAGCACCGATGGAGTCGCGCTGCAGCTCCTCGAGATCGCCGGCGTAGTCGTAAAGGAGCTCTTGATCGTTCTCTGCAGAGCTGCTCAGTAGGTCAATGGCTTCTTTTGTTGTAATGCCTTTGTCTTTAGCAATACGCTGCGCGAGCTTGATTGAGCGGAAAGTCGATTTAGACTGTTTACGGCCTAGCGCTTCAATGCCTTTAGCTTCGCCCGGTACCAAATCGTGGTACACAGGAAAGCGAAAAGGTCCAATTTCGTGGTACTTTTCAGGTGAAAACAGAAGCGAAGCGTACTTAGACATCGGAGATGGGGAGCTCAATGGACCAAGATCTGAAAGGGTCAGCTTGGTTGACGAGCTCGGTGGGTAGTTCAACCATCACACTAGCAGCTTCATACGCTAAGCGTATAGACTTAAACGGGACCAGGGGCTCCAAGTACAGGGCGCCGCAGTGAAGGGTGTCGCCTTGTACTTGGCAGTTCACTGCGTAGACCATGTGAGCGGCATCCATTAAGAGATCGTGCTGCATACTTTGTAGTACAAAAAAGCCCCGCAAGAGCGGGGCCGAGTAGTTGGCTCACTCTCAGTCTGACCCTTAGGCGGTCGTAAAGAGAGTCGTGAAGCCCTGAAGTGGGAACAACACACCGCTGGCGGAGGGGTTGCCGCTGTTGTCGAGGGCCTGCTTGATGGCGCCATCCGCCACTACGAGGCGGTAGATGGTGGCAGCGGTCAGGTTGGCTGACGGGTTGATAGTGACAACGTTGCTGGCCAGAGAAACGACAGCGGGGACGCGGACGCCGGTGGAAGCGACCTCGAGGCGGAAACCACCACCATCGGTCTGACCGAGCGACAGCTGGGTGAGGGCGGTGGAGCCGTCGCTGGTGTAGGTGACGGTGAGGTCGTTGGCGACAGCGACGGAGCCTGCGTTGTTGACAGGGACCGTGGCGTAGCGACGGGTGCCGGAGCTGGCAGCGGTGAACAGCAGGCTGGACTGCACACCACCAAAGGCCAGCGCGGTGGAGCCGGCGTCGTAGCGGCCGAAGACGGGACGGCCGCGGGACATCAGGTCGAAGGAGACCTCGGTGAGACCTTCAGCAGTGAGGTTCTCGTTGTAGTTCATCACGACGGCGTTGAAGCCGGTGAAGTCGTAGATGTAGTCGCCGCTGGAGCCGTTCTCTTGGCCGAGCTCTTTAAGGAACTCGACGTAGATTTCGTAGTCCTTGTTGTAACGCGCTTTTTCGATGAGAGCAAAGCCCTCTTCGTAGTTGCCACGAAACTGCGGACAGTTTTGACCAGCGGGGGTCGCGGTGTCCTTCAGGAAGTAGGCGGTAACCGAAGCCTGCACGGTGGATCCGGTGATCAGCGAGTCACCCCAGCCGTTGTCACCGAGGAGGCGGAACTCCTGGTTGGTGTCGTTGACGGCGAAAGTGGTGTTGCTGACACCCTGCAGCTCGATGTAGCGAGAGCCGGCGTCCAGGGTGGGGAGGGTGATCATGCCGGCGGTATCGCGAGTAGCGAAATAGCGGCAGGGTGGCGTCAGGTCCACGGCGCGGACGAGGGTCCGGTGAGCCTTGTGGAACGACAGCCCGATGGCATAGTCGGCCATGGTAGGGACTCCTTAGGGGATCGGGGGGTTCAGAACGGGGCCCATGATGGACACCGTCAAGGCCTCGTAGGTGGCCTCGGTCCGGGGCGTGTAGGTCACGCTGTCCCGGGGAAAGGTGCGTGCCAGACGCCGGCTGATGTCCAGCAACGAGGTCGGCATGCGAGTGCCTTTGCGTGTGCCGTAGTTCGTAAAACGAACTGGCCAGCGCTCGAAAGACAGGACGGCTCCGACAGAGCCTGGGGAAACGATCTCGGGAACGTCAGTGATGACGCACTCGATGCCTGTGATCACCCAGTCGGAGGGGACCATGGCTTCGCCAACGACGTAGACCGCGGGGATGCGGGCGTTGTTGGGCATCGAGTAATAGCCGGGCCAGCTGGTCTCGGGTCTGAGCGTGGTTCCGTCGGTCTCGTAGAGGCCGAGGATGTAGCGCTCGATGGTGGTGCGCAGTGAGCGCACTTGAGGACAGCTGGTGGAGATCGTCATGACTGCTCAGCGCGAAGAGCGTTGCGCAGAAAGCGGTCGAACTGAGCTGGGGCCTCCTCGAGAGGAGCCTTTGTCCAGGGGCGACCAGGGAAGCGGAGGCCAGAGGTAGCTACTCCGCCCTCGTGGACCTGAGCGGCGTATTCGATGGGCCAAGTGAAGGTGACAGAACCGTCTGGGTTGACGGTGCGCGTCTGACTGGCGCGAAGACGGCCGGTGTCCACGATGTCCCGCACCTTGGGGGGTGTGGGGTAGTTCCACTTGACGGCTGAGATTTCCGCGGTGAAACGGGTATCGAGCCAGAGAGCGAGCTGCCGAGTCGCCTGAGCGGTAGCAGCGCGAAGTTGAGCATCGAGTGGTTGCTTAGCCACTGATAGCGCCTCCGATGACACGGAATGTGCCTTGGATTGACTGCCGAATGTCCTGATAGGCCGCGCGATCCATGTCGAGATCGAAAACGAGCTCGAACCGGCCGCGATAACCGTTGATCAGTGCCTCAGCTTGGCTGCCGTTGGTGATCCGAGGATCAAGACGAGCCGGACTGAGAAGGCGCCCACTGCAGCTGTAGCTCGAGTTGTCGGCTCCGGGCTGCCCATTCCAAGCAGGTGCTTCGAGTTTTAGGGCAGCCAGGTATTCGACGGTCTCGGTGAATTGAACTGCGTTGCCTGTGTCAGGGTCGGTGCTGAAGACCTGGCCTCCGACTTCAAACGCCAGCTGAGCATTGCCCCAGGGGGCGTAGCTGGCGATTGTGGCATCTGAGATGGTCATGGCTACAGCGCAAATCCAGAAAGAGGGAGCATGCCTTTGAGGCGCTCGTACTCCTGGCCGTAGAGACTGGCGGCGAAGCCAGTACCTAAGGGCTGGCCGGCTTGACTGCCGACCTGTAGACCGACCTGCATCACCCGGGTGGAAAGGATGTGGGCTGCCAGGTAGCTGACGGCCTCGGTATGAATGGCGCCCCAATTGGTTGCGGGGGTAGCGCGACCAGCCTCTACGAGTGCGCCTTCGACTACGGCAAGCGAAAGCTCACCGAACTCGGGGAAGCGCTGAAGGAACTCGTACGAGGTGGGGACTGCCATCAGCCGTTACCTTCCGTGATGGCGGCGATGCGTTTGCTGATGGCGTTGCGGACGCGAATGCGCTGCTCACTGGACTCCCAACCCTTGAGTTGGGTGACGTCAAAGCTGTCTTCCACCAGGCGCAGGGCCTGGGTGACAGGCATGTCTGCGACGGAGTCCACATCAGCGACTGCTGCGGGATCCGCCACGACGAACTGCTCATCTTCGATGCGCAGAGCACCCAGTTTGAGCATGTTTTTGACGACGTCGTAGTCCTTGATCTGTTCCCACACGGTGTCGGGGAAATCGCGGTTTACGCCGGACTTCACTTGTACGTTTTCCGGCTGTCCATTTTGTTGAACAAAGGAAAAGCCAATCGTGCACTCTGGGTCCATTGGAGGACTTTCGAGTTCGGGTCGGTAAACGAGGATCATGATCAGAGAAATGAAAGAGCCAACAAAGCAAACGCGAAGCCGCAAGCCTGAATCAGGCCTTTTCGAGCACGATGGCGCTCTTGGGGTAGTAGAGCGCGAGGCCGCCGATGCGGGCGTGTGCCGCAACGGAAAACTCGAGCTCGGTGCGCACAGGCGGGAAGAACTCGAGAGGCTGCGGTACGTGCAGTTGCAGCTTGTCAGGGCTGCGGTCGTAGCAGATCACGCGGTCCTTGGAAAGGACGCCGCCGGACTTGGAGGCCTCGAGCTCGTTGATGGGCTCGATCGCGGTGATCATCGGATTGGTGCGCAGGAAGAACTCCATCACCGTGGTGTCGGAGGTGGTGCTGCGCGGGGTGGTGGAGATGATGCGGTACACGTTGTAGGGCACCAGCATCGTGTTGGGCATCTCCTTCATGTTGCTGTTCTGCACGATCCGCGTGGCGGGTTCGTTGAGCAGTTGCAGCATCTCGTCGGTGGTGATGTCCGCAGTATCGAACCAGTGGTCCGGTACAAGCTTGTCCACCTGGTTGTTGTTGAAGAAGCCCTTCATGCCGGAGGGGGCATCGCCGAAGTAGGCGATCTCCTGCACTTTCTCTTCGTAGGCGCGGCGCACAGCGTTGGCACGGCGCTGCTCCAGGTTCATGCCGGGCACCATGGCGGCAGCCCGAGTTTCTTGAACGGTGTAGGCGAAAGATGCACCAAGGCTGCGAACCGGGTGAGTGACTTCCTTGCGGAGCACGTCAGCACGAGGCAGGTCCTGGGCTTTGTCGCCGATTACCTTCATCGAGCCTTGCTTGTCGAAGACGCGATAGGTGAAGGAATCCATACCGTTACCGACCTCGGAAGATACGGGGATAACGGCGCTGTACTTGATGTCGGCGTACTCGACTTCAAATGCGCGGGCGAGGATGGTTTCCAGCTCGCGAGCGAGAAAGAGGCCGACCGAGTCGTTACGGATTTCGGTGGTCATGGGAGGGGCTCCGGGATCAGGTGTCGGCGGTGAAGGTGATCCCCGGGATGTCGATCTCGAGGAGAACCAGGCCGGCGCCACTGGTTTCAGATAGCCAGCGAGCCCCGCCAGTCATGGCGAAGGTTTTGTTGGCCACGGCGGTTTTGGTGAAGCGACCGACATAGGCACCGGTGACGGTGGCTGAGTGGTCCACACCAAAGAAACGCACTGCATCACCGAGGGCGATGGCAGCGGTGCTGTAGACCCAGACGACGCCTTTGGAGACGACGTTCATGGTCTGTCCGTTGGGATAGCCCACACGAAGGGAGCCATCGCCGATGACGTTGGTGGGGTTGGGGGTGTAGGCGGAGCTGCCGCCAACGCCCTCGAAGGTCAGACTGTCGACTGCCAGACCCACCACACCAGTACCGCTGGGGGCCAGCAGGACGGCGAAGGGATCGTTGGAGGCGGGGTCGTTGTCGGTGGCAACCAGGGAGCCGAAGGGAATAGCGACGCCGGACTGGTTGTAGTAGCTGCGGGACACGTAGGCCTGCAGGTCAGCGATCATGCCTTCATGGCCAACGGTCAGCTCCAGGGGGTAGCTGCCTTGGGCGCCAGTCGGGTTGCTGACAACGGTGGGGGTGAAAGAAACGGCCATTGGAGGTACTCCTTACTTGGTAGCGGTGAGGGGACGTTTCCAAGCGTCAACCGTGCGGCTGCGATAAGCAGTGATCGGGTTGTCGGTGGAGCGGCCGGCACCTTTCAGCGCGTCACGCAGGGTGTCGGTGCTGTCGGCACGATCAGGCTCGGCGTCCTCTGTGGGCTCCTCGCCAGGGGCGGAGTCGTCCTCAGAATCTGCGTCGTCCTCTTCGGTGTCTGCGCGAGCAGCGAGGATACCTTCAACCACGCCTTGGATGTAGGCGGGCTCAACGTCTTCGCTGGGTGCGGATCCGGTGAGATTCTCGAAAGCTTGGACGTACAGCGAGGTGTCGTCGATGCCGTCGAATTTGAAGTCCTCGGTGAATGCAGGCGCCAGGCGCTGCAGGGTGGCGAGGCGCTTGGCGACGAGCTGGTCGAGCTCGGCGGTATCGATGCGCGCGCCGCTGGAAGCAGCGAGCTGCTCCTCGAGGGCGTCGGCACGACCTTCAGCGGCCTCTTTGTCGTAGGCCAGGGAGTCGAAGTCGGCCTGCAGAGAGTCGAGCTTGGTGGCAAGCTCATCGCGCTCGGTGGCGAGTGCTTGCAGTTGGCGCCCCATGTCCCGGGAGTAGGACTGGACCGCGCTGGCTGCTTCTGCGGGCAGATCGATCTCCAGGCCGTCGAGTTTGACGGTTGCCATAACGGGAGATGCAGTTGAACTGGACTGGGGCGCCATTTCGTGCTCGGGGAAGGCGGCTACAGCATCGGCTGCATCCATGCGATCGAGCAAGAGTCGTACCTCCGGGCCAGCCCGGCCGCGGGGGACAATGGCGATGTGGTTGACCCGGATGTTGCGCTGGACACCGGCGTACTCTTCGCCCTCGGGGGTGATCCCGGGGGTGGGGTCGAAATCGACTTTGTAGCCGGCGGATACCTCGGTGGCATCTTTGCGCTTGATCTTCTCGATGGCATCGGCGTCGGTGACGACGAGCGCGACTTCGACAAAACCGTCGTTGTACCGGACCTGGCTACCGGAGTAGCCGACCTGGAACTGCTTGGTGTTGGCGGAATCGAGAAGAACCGGAGGGTGACCCCACGTTGCAGGCTTCATGCCGAACGTGGCGAGGGAGTCCGGGCTACCGACCTCTTCGGGAGGCCTGTATTCGCGGACTTGGGAGCCATCAGCGCGGCGGTATAGCTGCGTACCTGAGCGGGCAGCACGACACCAGACCCGGAGGTAGCCCTCGGGGGTGGTCTCGCTTCCGGTTATGGGAGCGAAGTCGTACCTGGACACTGATGTTTCCATGCTTAATAGCTTACCGGTTCTTGTGCGCTTGGTTAGCGTTATGCACAAAGCGGTTATGGAGCATGGCGATTCACCGACAGCTGACTTTATGTAGGCGAATTAGGGCGTTACGTGAGTACCATAAACTCACGCAACTAGAAATTGCAGAAAGACTTGGTGTTAGTCAAGCTGCTTATTCTAGGCTTGAAAAAGGTGAAATAGAAGTTTCCGTTATGAAGCTAATAGCGTTGAGTGAAGTCTATGACATAAGACTGCAAGAGCTTGTAAAAGATATTTGATTAGACGATCTCAAACCACGCCAAGTCGAGGAAGAGTTTGGCAGCATCGTTTGTTGGGATAGCTGCTATGAGTAGAACATCACTGGTACCGGCAATGGTACGACCAAGCTGAAAGTTAAAATCGGTGATGCTCCCGAGATCAAGGGAGGACGAGCTCGTAAGGTAGCCACCTGCAATTTCGGTGCCACCAGTGAAACTACTGATAGTAGTATTGTACTGTACGTTGTTGTTAGCATGCGTCGCCCAGGTACCACCGCTAATCGTTGGATTTAATAGTATTTGGTACTGTACGATGTCTAGTTTGTTGTTAGTCGTTTGCTCTACGGCGGCACTAACGTTTGAGGGCACGATAACACTATCCAAACGCGTGCTATTAAGTCGTATAGCCATAATGGGGTAGCTGGTACCTGCAGTTGTAAGTGTTATGGCAGTAGCTCCAGTTGAAAGGTTGTAACGGCGGCTGAAGCCTTCGTATCCGCCCTCGGAAGCGACGGTGGCGCAAATCTGCTTGGCGGTGGCAGATGCGGCGATGGTGTTGGTGTTTTCGATTTCTTGGCGGAGTGGAAGCACCGCGGTGGTCATGTAGCTGGTGGTGTTGACGTTGTCACCGTGGAAGGTGTGGGCGATGACCATGCGGCCGTCAACAACGAAGCCGCAGCGGACGTCGCCGACGCCCAGCCACTCGATGTCGAGCCAGAAGATCTGGGTTTTGGAGAGGTCAAGGGTGCGCTTCGAGAGACCGGTGCCGTCGAGCTTGTCGCCGTTCCAGTCGGCCTGGGCGATGCGGGTATTGACTACGCTTCCGGTGACGTAGCTGCGGCGGACGAGATAGATGGCGGTGCCGTCGTTCTCGAGATAGATACCATTCTGCGTGCTGAAGTAGCCAATGCGTTGGCGCAGGTTGGCCTGCGCAGCAGCAAAGGCAAACGATGTCATCACAAGCAGCGACTTGCCTGGCTGGTACGGGAAAACGCGCTTGGTTTCGCGATAGACGTAAGCGCCTGAGGTAGTGGGGACCGTGAGATTGATGGCACTTTCGTTTGCAACATAGGTTTTAGTGCCACCGCCATTTAGTGCTGTGTCCCATTTGTCGTTTTCTTGGTAGCGATGCTGGCTATCGAAGACTGTGAAAGGGGAGCTCGTACGGAGGCGGCCGAAGGCGTCACCGCTTGTGCCGGTATTGGCGAGGACGGGTACTGGATATTCGACATCGCCGCGGACGTACTCGAGTTCGTAGCGGTCGTTGTCGACAATGCGTTGGCCCACGGGTAACTAGCGCTGCTGTAGTAAGACTACAGTGGGCTGCTAAAAGTTTACGAACGTAGCGGTGGCTGAAAGCTTAAGGGTTAGTGCTTAAACAGGAGTGCTAAGCCGTAAAATTGTAGTGGGGTTTCTTCTTTTGAACTGTAGAGCATCATGCAGATCTATATAAAACCTATCAATTATAAGTTTTAACTGCGCGTCTGACACGTTTCCTTGCTGTAGTTTATTAAGTGAGGGGGAGTTTCTTGTCATAATCCATTTATGTATCTCGCTTGATTGAAACTTGTTAATAACTGAGGCGCGCCTAACTACCGTACCTAGTTCAGCATGAATGCTATCCATTACTTCGCGTCTACCTTCGGTGCGTAGGGTGGTGGCTAAACCGAAGTCGATGATAGCAACTTTAGTATTTGGTGTAACTAAGACATTACCAGAGTGTAGATCATTGTGTGCGATTCCAGATCTATGTAGCTTTTGTGTTTGTGCTAGTAAATTATCTGTAATCTGGCGCGCTGTAAGCGGGGATGTGTTAGTTTTATTAAACGCACGTAGCGTTACACTATTGGGTATGTATTCCATTTGTAGCACGCCTGTGCTGGGGTTAATGCTTATAGGATTGGGTACGTTTACGCCTACTTGTTTAGCTTCTACAAGAGCTTTGAACTCGTTACGTGACGCTTCAATAGCTTGCTGTTTTGTGATGTAATATGATTGACTCCCCGTAGGGACTTTGAATACACGTTGTCCATCTGGATGTACAAACAGCGTTCCGTAAGCTGATTGTTCACCAATTTGCCGGGAGCAAGATTGATATGCGTCATTGCGCCCGGCCAATGGCTTTTCCGAATCAGTTCTCCCACAAAAACGAGCGCGCCGTTGTTCGCGCTGAGCACGCAGTTCTGCGACCTCGGGGTCGATGGCATCTTCTTGGCGCTTTTGCTCGTAGACGTCCCACGTTTTGTTAGCTTGAAGCGCTTCGGCTAACTTTTTATCGTCCGTCGCATTCCATTTTCTAGCGATGGCAGTACCTCCGGCTAGCGCGCCTAGAACAACTGCAACTTTAGCAGCCGTTTTGAGATTTTTAGCAGTTAGACCACCTGCTTTTTTGTTGCACTTGTACGCTTTAGCTATGTGCGAATTACCACAGGGCTTTCCCTTGCCGCCCTTGGGGGCGTCGGTTCGCGCTAGGCCGAGGACTTTCCCGGCGTTAGGGCTTCGTCGCGCCGCGATACCTTGCCACTGCAGCGCCACTTGGCCCGAGACAGGCAGAGGGGGGTGTTGCGGTCAGCACCGGCGCAGTCCTTGCCGTGGGACTTCATGTCGCCGAAGCTGCGGGCGCAGTAGCGGTCGCCTTTGTCCGTGCCGGGGGCGATGGTGTAGCCCTTGGCGCCATAGCGGACGGTGCGGGTGCGGCCGGTCTCGGGGTCGCGGACCTTTTTGGAGTACTTCTTGCCGTCCTCGGTGTCGAAGCCGGCGGCCCAGACGTCGGTTTTGGAGCTCACCATGACGGGAGCGCCGGTGCGCTCTTTGCGGGGATCGTTGCGGCGTTTGCGGGCGACGAGGCGGCGACGTTCAGTGGGGGAAAGCGCCATGGCGTTGGCCGCGGGAAGGCATTTCGGCTTGCCTTCGCCCTCGGTGCGGTCGCCGCAGGGGCCGAGGATGCGGCCGGAGCTGCTCATGCGCACCCACTTTTCCTGAAACCACTTGTCGAGCGCGTCGTTGCGGAAGGTACCGCCGCGTTTTTTGTACTCCTGTACCATCCAGGCGTTGGCGTACGCGCTCGGGTAGATCTTGAACTTACGCTTTGCCTCGGCTTTGACGGCGGCGTGTAATTCCTTGTCCACAAATTGGACATCACGGCGCTCTGCGTCTTGGCGTATAGGCGGCTGTATTTGTACCGGTGCGTAGTACTGGATGTAGTTGTCTGTGCGCGGTTTGCGGTACCCGGGCTCGTAGCGGCGGCGAAGCTTTTCCACGGTGAGGTTGTGGCGACGGAGGCCACTGCGCAGGGAGGCTCGAGTGGCTTTGCCCGCGGCGTACATGGCGTTGCCTACAGCTAGGCCGCGTTCGACTTCTGCTTGAGCAGCGCGAGCGATGGCACGCTCTGCGCTCTTGTTGGCCTGCTGTGCAGCTCTGTGCAGTCGCAGCGTTTTGGATGGTGGCTTTAGCTGCTCAAGCGCCTTGGGCGTAAGCCGCATCGAAGGAGGCTTGGCGGTGGCGCGGTGGACGAGCTCGGTGATGCCGCGCTGTGTCATGCGCCGGGCGGCTTGCGGCGCACCGAGCACGGCGCGGCGGCTTTCTTTGTTGAGCAGCACAGCGCCAATGGCGCCAGCGGTGAGGCCTGCGGCGATGACCTTGCGTGAAGGAAAGGAGCCGCGTTTGCGGCAGGTGTGGCTGGCCGGGATGTGGCTCTCTCCGCAGGGTTTGCTGCGTGCAGCATCAGTGCGCTTGGCCTTGGCTGCGCCCTTGCGTGTGGTCTTGCTGCCCCGCTTGTAACCCATCTTGTTGAGGGTGCCGTAGATGTAGGCCTCGAGGCGATCGCCAGTGAGGCCTTTCTGCTCGCCCTCGGAGCGCAGGCGCTTCTCCATGGCAGCCACCTTGGTGCCGGCGGGGTCAAGGCGAATGGAGGCGGGGGTCAGAGCGTCGGTGCGAGAGCGCTTTTCGTACTGCTGATAAAAATCATCGACGATACGCTGCAAATTGGATTCGAGCGTGTTCTTGTCTTTGGTTTTAGAAAGTGCTTTTTGAATATCAGCAGAAGTGAGTTTACCTACGCGTTTCCCAATGACTTGGCGGATGCGCGCTTCAGCAGTCTTGTAGCCCTGGGGATCCATACTGCGCAAGTTGTACCCCATGCCGCCGGCTTGCTGCAGACCGGTGCGAGGCGGGTTCATCAGGCGGACGAACTCGGAGGCGACGGAAGCTCCACCGCGAGAGGAGGTGCCAAAGTCGATGAACTGCGCGCCTTCCTTACTGATGAAAATGTTCCCTGGGTGCAAGTCGTTATGAGACATACCCAAGGTGTGCATCTTTGCCATGTTGCGAATGATGCGGTCTTTGTTCACTGAACTTATTTCGGTGCCTTTGGTAAAGCCGCGCCATCGGAGCGCAGCAATCTTTTTAATTGCAGCTCCTGGGTTCTGCTGCAGTTGCGCCTGTAGTTTAGGGCCTTGGCGTATAAGGGCGTCCTGACTGGAAAGGGGGCGGCCTTTGGCGACTTCGGTGACAAGTATGTTTGAGCGCTCTGGGCCAAACAGGGTCCGACGTGTGCCATTGCCGGCTGCGACAACCTTGGGGCCGATGCCATGTTGGCCGGCGAGGAAAGCACCCTGTACTTCGTTCATCTGGAGGGCATTTTGCCCTCGTACGAGCGCGTCGGCTGTGTTCTTTGACAGGATGCCTTGTTGCTGCATAAGCCCAATTTGCATTGCCCCCATAGCTCCTTTTTTACCGAAGCTTTTAACGACAACATCTTTATCTTTGTACTTACCGAAGCTCACATCGCCGAATAGAGAGGGTGCAGCTTGCTTAGCCGCACTAGCGATATTATTAAGCACGTCACTGGGATCCCCCAATGTATCTTCGAATGGTTTATAGCGTTGTGCAGGATCAAATTTCTCACTATAGGCTTTACGTATATTCTTCATCTGATATAGCGTAACTGCACCTAACGCCGCATACGCAGCTAGCCCGGCAACTTGTGCTTTTTCCTGACCTGTTAATCCCCTGCGCTCTGTTTTCGCCGCAGCGGGTTTCTCCTGCACTTTGGTAGCAGGGCCTACGTGACACTTTTCACCTGCGGAAATGGCTCCGCGGCCACACTTGAGGTCAAGGCGTAGGGTCGCAGGAGTCAGTGCCATGGGTCAGATGTCGAAGGTGTCGGGCATGGGGGTGAAGCCGGCAGCCCAGACAGAGTCGCGGCGTTTGGCTGGGCGGTGGTAGCGCATCTTGAACGCCGCGTTCCGTCCTCGGTTGACCGCGTTTTTGATGTCGGTGCCGTAGCCCTTGGCCAAGGTGCTCAGGTTGCGACCTATTCCCTCGCCTGTGGCAGCCACGTTGGCCGCGTTCTTGGCTGCACCGGCCCAGTTGCCGCGGGCGACGTTGCCGACAGCGAAGCCGGTCTGCAGCGCCGGTTCGATGGTTTGGCGTGCGGCGCTGCGCATGGACGCCCTCGGGTGAAGGAACGCCGTACCGACGATGGCTGCACCGGTGAGTGCGGCGGCACCGGCGGCGAGCTTCACAGGCTTATTCCAGGACGCACGGCACTTGTGGTCCTTAGGAATGCAGGCGTTACCGCACGGCTTGGAGTTTTGGCCGCAGTTCAGCTTTTTGTTGCCGATGAAGACGTCGTTGCGTGTGATAGTCATGAGTCGAAGCCCTCCGCCCAGACAGAATCGCGGCGGCCACGACGTGCAGCACGCCTACGGGCAGGGGACAGAGGAACGATCGCTTTTAGTTCAGCTAGGCCTTCACGCGCGGCGCGTCTAGCTAGTCCTCGTGTGGTCTTAGCCTGCATGATGTTGGCGTATTGCCTCGCTTGTGTTCTAGGGTCATTCATACCCATTGCTTGACTGTTTTTAGCTGACTTAAGCGCAGCTAGCAGTGTGTCGTTGCCTTTAGCTTTCAAACGTTTGATCTTAGATAATGCGCCCTCCGCATATGCTTTACGGGACTTTCGTGCACTAAGACCACCTCGAACTGCCCCGATACCTGCACCTAATGCAGCTGCTAGTAGAACAGTTTTAATAGCTTTGTTGCGTGAGCGTTTAACTTGTGACTGCCGCGCAGGCTGCACCTGCTGAGCAGCGCCCTTGGTGCACTTTTCGCCCTCGGAGATGGAGCCGCGGCCACATTTGAGGTCGAGGCGTAGGGTTGCAGGGGTCAGGGCCATGGGTCAGATGTCGAGTTGGTCCATATCCGGGGTGAATCCTTGAGCGTATATCGAGTCACCATAACGACCACGATTACGCTTATAGATTCTGTCGTAACCCTTGGCTAGGGTCATGGCATTCTTCATATCTTGTTCTCGAAGTTCCGAGCGTGAGGCTCCTGCTTCCACCATTTTTGCACGTTGGGCTTTGAAGCGAGCTACGCGCGGCTTCTCAAATTTCTGCCTTTCAAGCGAGATGCGTGCGGCGTTGCTGGTTGCGCGATTTCGCTGGGCACTATTGGCTCCCTGTAAGGCGCCTACAGCTCCGCCGTATGCAGCACCTGCAAGACCTCCCACTAGAGCACCCCCGAGGCCGCCCATCTGGTAGCCCCTAACGGCTCCTATACCACCCACAATAGATGCGTTAACCGCTGCCACGCGCTTGGCTTGTTCCTTGCGGCTGAAAGGGTCACCACCATACGCAGCGCCAGCAAAGCCTTCTCGCTGAATCCGCTTTCTGCTTAGGATTCCGGTTTCTTCGCCTCTCAGTGTGATCTTGCTAGGAGCGTAATTCGCATATTTATTAGGTTGTACCTTAGTTGCGGCACCTTTTGTGCACTTTTCGCCCTCGGAGATGGAGCCCTTACCGCATTTGAGGTCGAGGCGCTCGGTGGCGTCGAGACGGGCGCGGATATAGGAGCGGCTGCGGTCTTGGATGCCGAGCTCGCAGGCGGTGAGGTACTCGATGGGGGTTAGGGCATCGCTGCGCTTGCGCGTCGAGTCGCAACTGCCGTCACACTTGCCACCTTTTTTGCCGCTACAGCCGCACTCGGCGTCCATGGGCCGCTTTGTGCCGTACCCATCGGCGGCAGGCTTTGTGTTTTTGGCACCTTTAGCGCTGCGTTTGCGCGAATGCCCGGGTTGCAGAGCCATGTCCATCTCCTCCTCTTCTTCCTCTTCTTCTTCTTCAGGCGGCTCCATATTACGAGAACGGCGCGCCATGGCAGCACCTTCACGAATGCCCTTCTCGTAGGCCTCGGATTTAGAACGGCGAGCGGTGGCGGGCATGGCGTCGAGCCCCAGGTGTTAGTGCACACAGCGTAGCTGCTTTGTGGTATAGGGACCGATAAGCTGGGGCAACTGCACGGCAGACCATGAACTTGATTCGATTGCTAGTGGGTAGTGGAGCCGGATCCGGGTTACTGATCGGGCAGCTTGTATTTGCTACTTTTTTTGTGGGTGCTTGTGAAGTACCCAATCTTTTGAACAAAGGTAGTGCTAATACCTGCCTTGATAGATGGATGACTACAGCGGCTCTATTTTTCCCATCTGGCGTAGTTGGGACCAGTGCAAATGTCGCCCTCGATAAGGCCAAGCGGCGCTTGCTCGGCTGATCAATCGAAGGGCTGCGGAGCAAACTGCTCAAAGACTGCGGCGCGGCTGAGGTCAGCGGGGCCAACCGTCGCCACGCGAGACACTTCTTCGCGATGGCGGCGGGGTAGGGACGCGTACTCGGGATCCATAGCCGCGATCTCGGGGTCCCAGGGTGCGAGGTAGCAGCGGCAGCGTGGGTGGGCTGGTGCGTTTGTACTGGCACGCTTGTAGATACGGCCGGCCCGAGCGTTGCAAATAGGACAGGTGCGGTCATCGCTGGTGGCATACCACATGACGAGATCGATGCCGTTGGCGGCGTAGTACTGGTTGCTGGCAGCGTTGTAGGCGCGGAGTGATTCGGTGCGGGCAATGACGTCAGCGCGGGACTTCACCACGTTGAGGCGCAGTCGGATGTCTTGGGTGATGGCGTCGGTCGAGCGGCCTTCGGTTACACCTTGGGCAACGAGCTCGGTGGCAGTGGTGGCAAAGGCTTCGCCATGGCGGCGGAGGTAGCCTCGAGCCTGTGCAGCAGCGGCCACGGTGGCTTCGATGGGGATGTCGACGTCAATGCGGCGGCGCTCAGGGGCGATGTCACGCAGAAGTTCTCGGGCGACAGTGGTGCCGCTGCGCTCAGAGCTGCGAAACAGGCTACGTAAAACACGGTCGTAGGCGTCGATGCGATCGGGGCGGAAAGCGGGGATGAGCTGGCGAAACTCTTGCAGGAGGGCGACGTTGCGGCTGGCTGCTGGGGTTCCACTGCGCAGGTGAATGCGGGTACGACGGAGTAAGCGGTTGAAGCTGCTTTCGAGGATGCGGTTGAGCTGGGTGATGGTGACGTCCTCGGAGCGACGGAGGGCTGAGTTGTAGCGCTCAAGGAGCTTCATCAAGCCCTGCGCTCCCTTTTACTAGGTTTATATATCGGTGCGTCGCGTTCACCGGATTCGGCCAAATACAAAAATGCTTGTGATTCAGTCATCTTTTTGATGCGACCTTTTTCCACAAGAGCCCACTGTGAATCTTCGCCTATGATGTTGTTAAATCCTGCCCGAGTATAAATAGCTCGGCGCTTAGCTCCAAATTCGTCGCCGTCCCACGGAAAAGTAGCAAGAATACCGTTGTTTATCTTAGCCAGATGATTGTCGGTCATCTTGCGCACTGCTGTGGTTATAGTTCTGGCTTGTTCTGCGGGGATATTGCGCGTCGCATCAAAGTTCTGATCAACATTAAAGCCTATTTTGTACACTCTTTTACCTTGCCACGAGTGCGAATTATCCGAAGCATAAGTAACTAAACTATCTCCGTAAGAACCTATAGAGATCAACGTTCCTTTTTTGCTTTTCCATGTTGAATAATTGTTTACCACGTCAATGTCTTGAATTGTAAAACCTTCGGCTTTAAGTGCCATTGCTGCAGCACCTTGTTTGGCAGCCCCGACCAGTTTGCGTGCTGGGCCTTGAAGCGTTGAAGGCAGCCGATCCAACCCCTCTTTAACCTGTTTGGCGGACAAACCGGCAATCGAGCCGCGGCCACCGATCATTAGAGCTCGGCGGATTGCTTTATCTGAGCCACGAATAAGTAGGCGAGATTCAACACGCACTCGCTGGCGAGCCTTGGGATCCGTCATTAACGCGGCTGCCCCAACCACTGCACCTGTAGCCAATGCTGCAGTGGCTACGGTTTTGAGCGAAGGTTTAGTTTGCTTGGTTTCTTTCTCTAGCTCTAGCTGAGCTTCTACAAGACTTAGCGTATCTTTAGGCATACCATGCTTTTTTACGTAAGCTTTCTCTGCTTTAGTGGCACTCTTCTCGTAGAGCTGTCGTTCCTTCTTTTCTACAGAGCCTTGCCCCTTCGTGCACGTATGGGCCTTCGGAATGTGCGAAGCACCGCAGGGCTTTCCCTCGCCGCGGAGATCGGCACGGACAGCCAGGTAGGTGGCTGTGCGCATCAAGCCGGGAGGTAGGGCGTCACCGCGCTGGCGGCGAGCAATTTCGGCGCGCGCAGCGCGGTACGAAGCCTCAAGGCTCATATCCTCGCCGCGGCTCTGAGCAGCTTCGCGCAGGGAGCGAGCAAGGTCGGTGATCTGCGCCTGGACATTAGGACGTCTGCGACGCGTCCCAGGTGCTGTTGGTCCCGCAGGTGCGCTAACCGGTACCAGACGAGGAAAACCGTTTTCCTGCAAATAGCGGGTGGCTTCGTTGAGGCCGGTGATGTTGCGTCCTGCGAGCTCGGAGGCGGCGGTCCGCGTCTCTCGTGGCGACAGGCTGAATGAGCTGCTGGCCATTACTTGCCGAGCAAAATACTCCTTTGCAACAACGTCAGATAGGCCTTGTCCCATGCGCTCGTTTATGAGGCTTGGCTTATTTAGACGCGTAGCGAGATAACGAGAATGACCGATACGCGCGCTATTCATCAAGTCGCTATAGCCAGCCTGCCGCTGCGCAGTAGGCATAGCCACGCCTGCGGTTTGGCGAACTTCATCAGCGATACGGCCAAAGTACTGATCAAAGCCGTCGCGGGTTTGACGATAAATGTGATTAGCGAGTTCAGTACGACTGACTGCTGCTTCCCGGGTACGAGGAGCAGCGCCGAGTATTTGATTGAGGTTGCCGACAGCGCGCTCGCGGACGTTCTCGGGGAAATTGGGTGTGCTGGGACCGACTAGGCGATTGAGAAAACGACTGCGATCTTCGGCATTGTTTATATCAACGTTCTGTTGGCGGGCGAGGGCCTGAAGGCTAGCAGCTTCGCGATTCAACGCGCCTGTGAGAGAGCGGCGAACATCAGTATCTGAAGCGTTTGTGCCTAAGTTAAAACCAAACTGCCGCGACAGGTATTCGTGAGTGGCGGGCTCAGAGAAGGTGCTGCCATCTCCAGCACCGGCGGCGTTGGTGCGTTTGGAGCTCCAGAAAGCTTCTAGGCTTTTTTGACGCCAGGTTTCAGCGTTACCACCGCGGTTGGCAGCATCAATATCGACAGCTCCGATGCGATTTAACAAGACTCGGGCGTTGCCGTACGCAGTGGCGCGCCGTTCGAGCTCGGTGGGTGTCTGAAGTAGGGCAGTACGACGTGCGGCAGGGCCTATGGCGGCCTCGGCGGCAGCGCGTCCTACGGCTGCCGCAGCGACTGCGGCGCCAGCGGCGCGGCGCTCAGCGCGGGCGCCCCGGATGCCGGGGGTGCTATCGAGAACCCGGCTGATGCCGGCAGCTACGGCGTCATCGATCTGGCGGCCCACGCCGTCGCGGTAGAAGGGGGCCCGCTTCAGTTGGTTGTGGCTGAACAAGCCGAAACCGACGATGCTTAGACCGAGGGCTATGCCGCCAGCACGGCGCTCGAGCTGCGCTTGGAGAGCCCGCTTGCGCTGCAAGTCACCAGGAGTGGCTTTGACGATACCGCGCACGATGGCGCGCTTGCCACCTTCGATCTCGGAGAAGCTGCCCTTGCGGACGCCTACGCGCAGTCGTTTGACACCGCGCTCGATATTGGCCAGGCCGCTGACAGGGTCGGTACGAAGAGCGCGGAGATGAGGATCGCTGCCCTTGTTGTGAAGGCGGCAGTCCCAGTCAGGGGGAATGCAGCGGCCTCCGCACTTGACGTTGGGTGGGTTGCAATCGACGCCGCGGGCTGTTTTACCAGTGCGGCTGCGGGCGGCGTCAAGGCGGGCCTTGGTAGCCAAGTAGGCCGCGGTGCGGAAGCCTTCGGGAGTGGTGTTGTGTCGCGTCACTGATCAGTACCCCTCGTTGTAGGCGCGGAAGGCGTCGGCCTCGGCGTCGGGCACTGGTGATAGCCCAACCACATTCTGACCGGGAAAGAGCTGCTGTACGGCAGTTTTGGCAGCGCGCAGGGAATTGAAGCCGGTGGTGTAGGGACCATCCGTGATGACGCTGTCAAGGGCAAACCGTGCTCGGTAGAGCCTGCGGGCCCGGGTGCGATGGGGGCCCAGGATCAGCAGGGGGGCAGCAGCGCTGCTGTCGATGCGTTGGCCGTCGGGCCCAACGAGAGGTCCAGCCACCACGTCGCCGCACCGGTGTGTGACACAGATGCGCAAGCCCTCGGCGGAATCGAAGAGGGTGTCGCCGCGGTCGCCCTCGGGAGTTGGAGCGGCTTCAGGTGATGCCTCTTCGCCTTCAGGTAGTGCGGGAGGCTGCGTGGCGGCCTGAAGCTGGGCGTCGTAGCCAGCCATCTGAGACTGGAACTGGGCGTCGGTGCTGGCGATGAGCTGTTGCGTGACCGTTTCGTTAAGTTTTGTGTCGAGCGAGTATTCGGTGCCGCCAAAGCGAGATTCGCGGACTTCAAGGGGGTTCAGCACGCCGAGTTGGATGTACTGAATGTCGGAAGCCGCTTTGAGCTGCTGGAGTTCCGCCTTTTCTTTGTCGGTCTGGGTGAAGATCGAGGGAAACAGAACGGACCAGGACTCGGGGATGCGCCCGCGCGTTGGTCCTTCGCGCGATGCGAAGATGTAGGTGAAGATCTCGGTGATGGGGGTGCGGCAGTAGACCTCCTGCCACTGCTCAACGAGCGAGGCCCAAACACGCTCCTCGAAGCGACCTTCTTTGCCTAGACCGCCAGGTGAATCTCCCATGAGGATGGAGGCGGGCCAGCCCGTGGCGGCTTGCAGATCCTTGATGAATGGATCGGTGGCGGTGGCGATGTTGCTCAGAGCGCGGTTGATGAAGTCAATTTGTTCTTCGACGTCAACGACCATGCCGCCGTAGACGCTGCGGCTGAGATTGTTGGCTTCTAAACGTTTGCGGAGGTCGGCTTCGTTGCCTGCGGCAATACGGTTGAACAGTCCGGGAATCTTGTGAACGAAGACGTCGGAATCAGAGGTCATCGATTCGAGACCGGACATAGCGGTCTCGTAGCGCTTGAAGGCGTTCCAGATGAGCTGCAGGACTGACTGGCCCCAGCCGGTATTGCGGGAGCGGAGGTTCCAGGGTAGGTAGAGCCCGTCGAAGCGGGCTACACGCGTGTGGTGGACACGAATGTTGACATAGCCACTGGTCTGGTCCGGGGTAATGCGCTGGCTGGTGGTGATGCGGTAGTGCGAAGGACGAGAGTAATCGGTGATTGATACGTCCTCGGGGATCAATTCGTGACGCGAAAGGGGGATGTAGCCACGAATGCCTCGAATGCGGCTGAGCTCGACGGCTTCGTCTGGCTGGCCACCGTCGTCGATCAGGAGTACGAGGCCGGCGCCACCGTATAAGCGTTGCAGCTTGATTACTTCAGATAGCGCAAAGTGAAATTGGCTGGCTTGAAGCGTTTGATTAAACTTTGTGAGAAGTTCACCGTTGTCGCTACTGCTCTCACCCCCTAGAGCCACAGTGGGGCGGTGGCGTAGTATTTCGTCACCAATGGCATCGACATAGCGCCGGGGGATACCGTTGGTGTACAGCGACTCAAGCTCGGCTTCCGTCAGTAAGGACTGAAAGCGAACACTTGTGGCAGTTGTTTTATCTTTTGCAGGCACACCTAGGCCCGTTAGTGCATTAACTAATGCACCATCATTCCGGTAGTTGTCTGAAGGTGCAACGGTCATAGCACAAACGGGCTCGGGGAGAGCTATCTGCAGTTTAGCGGTTTGTGCACAGACTCATAGGTAGCTAGCAACTTATGCAGCTGCATCTGGTAACTGATTTGCGTATTTGGTAACGGACATCTGCGCTTGGTAACGGACATCTGCAGATGGTAACGGACTTGCGAGGGGTTGACAAATGGACCAATCGCTAGGCTGAAGCAGCCACCCAGCCAGAGCATGGTTGACCATCGGATCGATGGCTCCAGTCTCACGACCAAGCGGCAAGCCAAAAAACAGTTTCGAGAAGGGATCCTCAGTAGTTGGGGGTCCCTTTGCGCGTATTGCGGGCAGCCCGGGGACACCTTGGACCACGTGCGACCGAGATGCCGTGGCGGCCAACGAGACCGAACGAACTTGGTGTGCTGCTGTGTGCCATGCAACCGCGCCAAAGGTAGTGAGCTCGACTGGCAACGCTGGTTTAGACAGCAGAGCTGGTGGTCTCCTAACAGAGAAGACGCGATCCTGCTCTGGTTAAACGAGGCAACTCAGGGATTGGCATCTACCTAAGTCACCTGCGAGGCGTACCGCTACTGACGCTCTCGGTGAGCATACCATAGCGGGTGGTGCTAGATGTTGTCAAAAAAGCTGGCAGTAGCTGGCGTATCGGGGATTAGCGAACAGGCGAAGGCCAGAGCCATGACGGTATCATCGTGTGCACCGCTTACAGCTTGGCGTGCTCCGCTTTCTTGCTGTTGGAAGGCTCGAAGCTCGTCAGCGATGATGCCGGCGGGAAAAACAAGCTCGTCGCGCTCGAGGAGGTACAAAATCCTGTCTGTGGCTACGGTTTTGGATGGGCGACTGGTGCTAAACGTTTCAATAGCGTAGTTTGGTAGTATATGCTGTAATGCTTCAGCGATGACAGAGCCCATCGCTTGTTTTTCTACAACTACACGCTGAGGCATGTAGTCTTCTATTAGGGTTTTTACATGTTTCAAGCTGTAGTCTGTACTTTTGCCGTTTTCGCGGTACATACCAACGACTTCGTAAGGAGTAGTCGTGATGTCAAGCACTATTGCTACGAAGTAATCGTTGCCCCCAGCGTTAGGATCGATGCCGATGACGTAGCTGCGGTTGATCGATCCGCACTCGCGCCAGTGACCTCGCGACGCAGCGCTGATCAGCTCGGTGGGGTAAATCTGGGTGTCGGTGGCACCGAACTGCAGCTCGTACTCGGAGTTCCATGCCGCGGTGGTCATGCGGCGCGATTCACGGGTGCGCTGAGCCCAATCCGGGTCCGCTCCGTAGATCGGGTGCTGCGAGTAGTGAATAGCGACCTTGTTCCAGGAGTCTTGCGTCGTGGCCAGGCGCATGTTGAGCCCGGCGATGTCGCCCCGGCGAACGTAGTCGTACCAGTCAGAGGGGGTGCCTTGGTGCCAAAGCTGGCCGAACCAGTCGAGCTCGGTGTCTGGAGTAGAGACGACGATGACTTTGGCCGCATCTCCCACCATGGAGAGCGTGGGCATGGCACCGCGGTAGATCTCGGCGGCGCCGTCGAGGAACGCCGCCTCATCCATGAAGAGGACGGAGCAGCTGGGGATGCCCCGGGCAGCGCGGGGTGAAGCTGGCAAGAAATACAGGGTGCCGCGTCCCTCGAAGGCCAACTGCGTGGTGCTGTCCGTGAGGTAGCGGACGGTTTCGCCTCGCAGGCTGTTAGCCATGGCACGAACGCGGCGGCCGAGCTCGGAGGCGTCCTGCTGTGTTTTGCTGAAGACCACAGCAGCGAAGCCGCGTTCGGTGAGGGCGCGGCAGAGCAGGTAGTTGCACACGGTCTCGGAGACGCCGGTTTGGCGCGACTTGTTGACCAGCGTGTTGGGGTGCTCGTTGATGGAGCGGATCAGGTCAATCTGGTACGCGTAGGGGTTGAATGGCGCAACTGTGCCACTGGTGCGGATCCATGTTCGTCGTGCGAATGACGACCAGGAGCTGACCGTGGGGAGCGAAGAGACGGAGTTGGTTTCGTAGAGGGCTGCGCGCGCTTGACGACGGGCTAGCTCAGTTTGGAGGCGTTCGACACGGCGACGAAGCGTGGATACGGAGGGCATCAGCTGTCGAAGTCCGCTGGATCTGCGGAAGGCAGCAACAGCAGATCGTCGTCCTCGGGGTCAGGGTCGGCGGCTGAGGGGGCGTCGTGCGCGGCGGTGAGGCGTAGAAGCTGGCGCTCGAGGTCGGCAATCTGGCGTTCGAGGATGCGGCGTTCTTGATAGGCCTGGGCGCCACCCATCAAGGTGCGGGCTGCGGCGATGCGGTCCGCGGCGCGTGCGTCCTCGTCGTTGATGATGCTGTCGAGGACGCTGATAGCGGCGGGGATAGTACTGATGTTCATGCCGCCAGTTTCGGAGAGGAGCTCCTGCTGGATGCGGGCAATGGCTTGCTGTACCGCAGGGCGCTGGCGCCAGGTGTAGACGGACTTTTCGCTGACGCCGATTTTGCGGGCGGTCTCGCGGATGGTGGTGCCGCGAGCCAGAAGAGTGGCAGCGACACGCTGCCGCTCATTGAGACCGTCAGAGCCGTAGACGCGAGTGACCACCGCGGTTGTGCTGTTCAGATATGTTCAGATTATAGGTAGAGATTACGGGCCTGTCTGAAGTTGTCAGATGCGGGCGGTAACAACGCGCTCGGGCTGGGCTTGGTACTTGCCGGCTCGGGTCTCGTAGCAAGTGGCACAGGGAACACCACGGAAAAACAAAGCCTGCACGATGCCTTCATTGGCATAGATGCGGCACGGCGAGCTGGCGCTGTTGCTGAACTCGAGGGTGAGGTGTCCACGCCAGCCGGCTTCACCAGGAGTGGTGTTGGCGATGACGCCGCATCGCGCGTAAGTGCTTTTACCTAGAAAAATGGCGGTGACGTCAGGTGGTAGGGCTAGGTGCTCGACGGCGACACCAAGACCATAGCTGTGAGCTGGGAGGACAAAGTAGGAGTCGCCCTCGGGGGTGTAGCGAAGGGGGGCTGGTATGAGGTGGGCGGAGTTGAAGTCTTTGGGGTCGACGACGGCGTGGTGGTTTGTGTCGCCCTCGCGTAAGGGTTGGAATGTATAAAACTCGCGGGGACTAAGACGCAGATCGTAGCCGTAGCTGGATTGGCCGTAGCTGAGGACACGGCGGTCGTTGTAGCGGCGTACAAGCTTGGGAGTGAAAGGGGTAATCATGCCGTGCTCGGTGGCGAGGGCTGTGATTTCCGTGTCAGACAGAATCATTGGCTTCGTATTTGGTGATTGGTTGTTCGGGGTGTTGTATGGTGTACCACCGGTGACCGCAGCCGTTGCATTTACGACGGCGGATGATGCGACCGTCGTTTATTACACGGGTCATGACAACATACGTTTTGTGGCTTGTGCAGCTAGGGCATCCAACTTGAACTGCTGGCATGATTCCTCAAGGTCTTGTGCCATTACGGCAGCACTACGCAGCATAGTGCTTAGCTTGATTGGTTGCATTTCGCGATCCATGGCAAAACGGATCGCCTGTCGAAAACCTTGGCTGATGTTGCCGCTGCCTAATTTGCGAGCAGCTTCAATTTCTTCACGACTCATGCGAATGTTTACTGTGAAGTTGCGCCCTTTGTTTTTGTCCTTAGAGCGTCGATTTTTGGGTAGCGCGTCAGCCATTGGTTGTTTCGGAGGTGGGTAGCGGAAGGGCATAGTGCGGCAGACAGGCGATCGAATTGCAGCCATCTTCTGGTCGCTCCAGGCGCCACGTTTTATCTTTCTCCTTTCTGAACCAACAGCGGCCCTGTTCGTCGCAGTAACCATCATGATGTTTCCATGGCGAGTATTTCGTCCAACTCCATCCTGGTAGCGCTAACAGTTGATCCATTCTTGTAATCAGCGGCTTGCTCATGGCTGGGCCTCCGTGGTGGGGATGGGCGGGTGATCGAGCAGCGGTTGCCACCAGGCGGGGTGCATGACTTGGCCATCGCGGCCAGTCCAATACCACGTCTTCCACTCCCGATCCTCGACCCAGCTCACGATCTCGATGGCGTCGTA